CTCCGCAATCGGGGAGATCTAGGCCGTGAGCTATCAGCACATGGACCATGGCGGATGGGTCGAGAGCAACAACGCCGCTGGCAACAAGATCTACACCAACCGCAAGGGCTACAAGCCTCGCCCGGAAACCCTAAGCCCGTTCCAAACGCGGGTGATGGACATCCTCGGCATGACGTTCGGCGGCATCTACAACGCGCCGATTTCCTGGGACAAGGTCGAATGGAACCTTGGTGGCGGTGTCTTCGTGACGGTGCGCGACAGCCACTTCTCCACCTTCGACTTCTACCGGATGACCGCGCTGGTCTTCCTCTGCCACGAGGCCCGCATCCGGTGCGAGGTGTCCGCCAAGACGCGCGGCTATTTCGAACTCGGCTTCTGGCAACGCCAGCATGAAGGCGGGATGGGCCGGCGCCACCCGAACCTCGATGAGGCTGTCGCAGCCTTCCGCGAGTACCTGCCGGCCGATCACACCATCATCTATCAGCCGGCGCCAGTCGCCCAAGCTGAGGCGGCCTGACCGTGCGCGCCGCCCTCACCATCCGCGCGATCCTTCGCCGTGTCGGCGGCGCGCTCGGGTTCCCGTGGTTCACCAAGGCGCAAGCCCAGAGCGCCACGCCTGCGCCGGTCTCTGTAATCCCGGCTGACCCTGAGTTCGAACGTCTCCGCGCTCTGGCGTCGTCAGGCGTGGCGGGATGCACGGTCGCTCGCCGCAAACTAAAGGCCGCCACCGTGCGAGGCCTTGCCAAGGCTACCGGAAAGCCGGTCCCGGAAATGGCGGGTCAGCGATGATCCGCCGGCGCGCAAAGTACGGCAACCGCATGACTGAGGTCGATGGGATCATGTTCCATTCGGCCAAGGAAGCGCGGCGCTATGCCGAACTGAAGACCCTCTCGCGCGCCGGATTGGTCAAAGGCCTGATCCTTCAACCCCGTTTCCCGATCGTCATCAACGGCGTGAAGGTCTGCGTTTACGTCGCCGATTTTGAGTACCGCGACGAGACCGGAGCCCGCGTCGTCGAGGACGTCAAGGGCATGAAGACCGACGTCTACTCCCTCAAATCCAAACTCATGCGCGCGGTGCACGGCATCGACGTGAAGGAGACCTGACCCATGCAAGTGATCGACATCGAGGCCATGCGCTCGCCCCGCCGCGAGACGCCGCAGATCAGCTTCCGCCGCAACGACAATGACCGGCGACCGGCCCGCGTGGTTCGTCGGCCAAACGACGGCCCGACGCCGGAATGGCATCGCCAGTTCCACGAATCCGCAGAGCGAGCCGAGAAGGCGAAGGTCATGTCGGACGTTGCCGGCGTCACTGGCAACGCGCTGGTGATGACGACCGCCGCGCTACTTGAGCGGCGCCAGGCCGAGAAGGTCGCGATGCTTCGGCTCCTGGCCTCAGACGCCGGCCCCTACTACGTGCGCAGGATTGTCGAAGTCATCGGCGCGACCGAGCACCGGGTGGGCTGCTACGTCCGAAGCCTGGACAGCGCGGGCCTGATCGTCAGGACCCAAGGCCAACGCAAGACGCTCATCATCACAATCACCGACGCCGGCCGGGCCTATCTCGCGGGGCTGGGCCAATGAAGGGAGACAACTTCCGCCCGGTGAACGCCGAAACCCAGGGCTGGGTTTTGCAGCAGCACTTCGCCATGGCCGAACTACCCGTAGATGCGGCCGGGCCGGTTTCGTCGTCATCGTCCCTTTGTGCCCGGCTACTCGATCACCGGATTCGCCTGACCATCTCGGAAGGAAGGACGCGGGCCGAGGCGCGACGTCTTGGCATCGACGAGTTCGAAATGCCGACCTATCGCCAGTACCGCTTGATGGGTCTGACGCCAGATGAGGCGATCAACTCGATCGTCCTGCGCAGGGGTCGCAAATGACCCAGCAGGAGCGCCAAGCCATGCGCCGGGCCCTAGACGGCGCCATGCTCAACGTCGCGGTCTATGCGGCCAGCCTGCACGTCGGCCGGCGCATCACTGTGCGCCTCGACGAGCGCGGCCACTACCGGATCAAGTATGCGGGCCTGAAGTGGTCGCTGCTGACCACGCCGTCGCTTCCGGTGGCGGTGACCTTCCTCGACAACCTCGGCATTCCCGGCAAGCGCGCCAGCTTGGGGATTGCAGCATGAGCCGCACCCCGCACGCCTTCAGCGCCGTCGAGAACAAAATCGACAGAGGCCGCACCCGCGAACGCCGCATCGAGCGCGACGCCCTGAACATCGAGAGCGCCCGGTCAACGGCCAATGGCGTCCTCGGCCCCCTCAACGAAGACCGCCAGCCCGACGCCGCCCTGGCGCACGGCGAGGAGTTCTTTCGCCGGTACGCCGCCATGACCGACAGTACCGTGGCCGCTTCGGCCCTGTGCAGGCTCGCCAGCGCCCTCTGCGCCGACATCGAGGGCCCGCGTGATGAGGCCAGGCGCCGGGCACAGGCCATTTTCAGCGGCGGTGACGCATGAGCCCGCGTGTCGAGGTTATCGGCGACGCGACGCTATACATGGGCGACTGCCGGGAAGAGCTGCCGACCCTGGGCCCGGTCGATCTGGTCCTGACGGATCCGCCATATCTGGTGACCAGCGGTGGAGGCGACGCGGCAGCGATGAACGCAGCCGGTTTCTCTGGCTGGATGCGAGACTCCTACAACAACAGCGGCGCCATCGTGGCGTGCGATCTCGATTGGTCGGACTGGCTTCCGCTGATCCCCGCTGCGCTCGCTGAGAACGCGCACGTCTACATCTTCTCGAATGACCGCAACCTGACCGACGCGCGCCGGGCGGCGGAGGCGGCCGGGCTGGTCTTCCACCGCCTGCTGATTTGGGACAAGCGCGCGGCCATGCCCAACCGCTGGTATCAGCAGACCTGCGAATTCGTCCTCTTCATGCGCAAGGGCAAGGCCTTCAGGATCAACGATCCTTCGACCAAGGCCCTGCAGTCGATCTTTCAGCGCGACGAGAGCGCCCATCCCACCGAGAAGCCGGTCGGCCTCTGCCAGCTCTATATCGAGAACTCGACCAAGCGCGGCGAGACCGTCCTCGACCCCTTCATGGGATCGGGCACCAGTGGCGTCGCAGCCATCCGTTCGGGCCGGAAATTCGTCGGGATCGAACTGACCCAGCAATGGTTCGACGTGGCCTGCAAGCGCATTGAGAGCGCCATGGCCGCGCCGCGCCTGTTCGACGAGCCAGAGCCGGTTGCTGATCAGCCCTCGATGTTCGGTGACGCCGCATGACCCCCTCCGACACCGATTTCGCACGGTCGCATGGGGCGGAAAACATCCCCATTCATAATGCTGAACAGGCTCCGATTTCAGTTCCCAAAGCGGGGAAAACACTGGAAAATCAAGTGCGTGTCGGGGTGCGTCAACACCCTCGACACGCTGACCTCAACACCTACGGAACAGGTGCGAAATCGATGGCGAAACTGCCCGCGACGGATGGGCCCGTCAATACCGCTTCGACCGACGACCTTCTGCACCTCGTCGAGGTGATGGTCGGTAAGGCCGAGCGCGAGCCGGAAACGGCTGACCTCGCGATTTCCCACGTCAAGCGCGCCTTCGACAAGATCGTGGAGCGCATGGCCTGATGGCGTTCGATCAAGACATGATGCAGGGCCAGGCTCAAAAGCCAGTCGCCGCGCCGGATACCATGCCGCATAGCCTTGAGGCGGAACAGGCCCTGCTGGGCATCCTCCTCTATGACAACGAGGCCTGGGCCAAGGTCGAGGACGTCGCGTCAGCCGCCTTCTATGAGCCGTTTCACCAGCGCCTTCACGCCGCGATCGTCGACGCCATCCGCAAAGGGCAGGGCGCCGACAATATCCTGATCTTCGACAAGCTGAAGACCGATCCGGCGCTGGCCGAGCTTGGGGGAAACCGCTACCTCTTCGATCTCGTCGACCGCGCGCCGCCGGCCGCCAACGCCCGCGATTACGGGCGGGTCATCTCCGACTTGGCCCTTCGCCGCGATCTTATACGGGTAGCGGGCGAGGTTCTGTCGCGGGCGAAAGGTGAGGGCGACGAGAACCGCATCGGCCCTCTGGAGCAAATCGCGGCTGCTGAGCAGGCCCTTTACGGCTTGGCTGAGCAGAGGGGCGCAACAGGGGGGTTCCGCACGTTCGCGGAATGCCTGTCGGGCTTCATGGAGCAGGCCGCCGAGGCGATGCGCTCTGACGGCTCAGTGACTGGCCTCTCGACCGATCTGATAGACCTCGACGCCAAGACCGGCGGGCTTCACCCCTCGGATCTGATCATCGTCGCCGGGCGCCCAGGTTCCGGCAAGACTGCATTGGCCGTGAACCTCGCCTTTGCCGTGGCCCGCAAAGGTGAGCCGGTCGCCTTCTATTCGCTGGAAATGTCCGGTGAGCAACTAGCTGGCCGGGTTATGGCCGAGGCCGCCGGAGTCAGCGGCGACAGCATCCGCAAGGGCGCCATCACCGTCGCTGAATATCAGCGGATGCGCGAGGTCGAGCGCGAAATTCAGAACCTGCCCATCTACATCGACGACGGCGGCGGCACCTCAATTGCAAAGATCGTTGCTCGCGCTCGCCGCTTGAAGCGCACCCATGGCCTCGCCTTGGCGGTCGTCGACTACATCCAGCTTTCAAACGACGACAGCAAGCCGGGCCAGAACCGCACCCAGGAAGTCGGCGCAATCACCATGGGCCTCAAGACCATGGCCAAGGAGCTGGAAATACCGGTCATCGGCCTATCGCAGCTTTCGCGCCAGGTTGAGGCCCGCGACGACAAGCGGCCAAAGCTGTCTGACCTGCGCGACTCCGGCTCGATCGAGCAGGACGCCGACATGGTCTGGTTCGTCTATCGCGAGGCCTACTATCTGGAGCAGGCAGAGCCCAAGGAGGGCACGACAGAGCATTTCCAGTGGCAGGAAGACATGGACCGCGCTCGCGGCCTGGCCGAGTGCATCATCGCCAAGCAGCGTCATGGCCCTGTCGGCACCGTTCACCTGACCTTCAATGGCGAGACAACGAAGTTCGGCAACCTCGCCCGCGAGCAGTATTTCGCACAGTCCCGCTACCAGCCGGGCGGTGAATGATGAGCCTTGCCGCCATCATCGACGCCCTGTTTGAGGCCGGAGCTACGCGCGAGATGATCGTGGCGGCGGTCCGCGCCCACGAGTCGTCGAGCCCGACCGTGCAGGCGCGCTCCAAGGGCGCAATCCGCCAGGCTCGATACGAGGAAAATAAGCGTCAGAAAGCGTCAGAAATCGTCACTCCTGACGCCAATGACGTCAGTGACGAAAACACCCGCCCCCTCCCTTCTTCCCCCCAGACCCCCCAACTACCCACCCCCACCCGTGAGAATAACTCTACGCGCGTGAGGGCCACGAAACGGGTTCCGGCCGAGTGGTCGCCGTCCCCGGCTGACCTTGCTGTGGCCGAGGGTGTCGGACTGAGCGTCGGCGAGATCGAGCGCCAACTGGCGACGATGAGGGACCACGAGTTCAAGACCGCCCGCACCGACTGGGGCGCCGCCTTCCGAAATTGGGTCCGCCGCGCCGCGCCGACCTCTTCAGCCAAGCCGAAAGGATTGTTCGATGACCGACCAGCTTCCCGCCAGACAAGCCGCGATGACCGTCTCGACCGAATGCTCGCCGGCGCTATGGACGCTGTTGACCGATAACTCAGGCCGCAAGGGCTGGTTCGAACGCATCGACGAGCTGGTCCGTGACCCGGCGGCAGTCGATGCGATCCGCGCCAACCTTCCAGCCATCCAAGCCGCACGCCAACCTGCTGACCCAAAGGTCATCGTCCGAGAATTGGCCAAGATGGTCCCCATCTTTGGCGTCTCAGACCGATCAGCAGCGGAGTGGTCGACGTTCTGGCGCTTCTACCTCGACGTCCTTGACGACGTTCCTCCGGCCGCCCTTCGCGCCGCGATCACCGAGTACGTCTCGGCGCCTGACAGCAATTTCTTCCCGCGTCCAGGGCCGCTGAAGGCGATCTGCGACAGGCACTCCGCCACGGTCAAGATTGCAGAACGTCTGGCCCAGCGCGTCCTGCAGCGCATCGAGCCCGCCACGCCCCAAGGAGCCGCAGCATGAGCGACGAGTTCACCATGGTCACAGTTCGCGCCGACGTGCTTCGGCCGGCAATCGGGATGGTCAGGGCCCACGGCAGGGCGAGGCTCAATCGCGAGACCTTCGACCTGACCATGGCAACCATCTTCCCGCCGTTGGGCTGGTTTGGGCGAAAGGATCGGCTTCAAGCCAAGGTCCTATCCAGCCAGACGACCATCGCCTTCCTGACGCAAATCCTGGACCGGATCGATGAGATCCTCTCCGAGGAGGCCGCAGCATGAAGGCCGCCCAACGCATCGCCGCCACGCCGTTCAACATCAACGAATACGTCCGGGTCCGCTTGAGCAGCGAGGGCCTCGCGATCCTGATGGACCGACACTCCGACCTCGCCAGGCGCTGGCCATCGGTCGGTGATTTCGTGCCGCCCAAGGTCGACAGCGACGGCTGGTCCGAGTTCCAGCTCTGGAACCTAATGCAGATTTTCGGGCCGCACATCACGATGGGCTGCAAGCCGCCATTCGAGACCACGATCGAGTTCAGGCCATCCATCGTCGAGCCCACGACACCCGCTCCGCCGACCCTCTGGGCCCGCGTCCGCGCTTGGATTTCCAACGCCCTGCAGTCGAAAGGCCAAGCCGCATGACCGCCACCCTGAAAGCGAAGGTGTTGGGAACCGCCTTCGTCATCGCTCTGCTGATCATCGCGGCGATCCTCGCCCTATTCGAGATGGGCTTCCGCGTCTCTCCGGCATGGGCCCTGACGGGCTTTGTACCGCTCTCCATCGCCGTGCTCGTTTGCATCTGGGCCCCTGAAACGAAGGATAAGCCATGATCCTGATCAACACCCCCGAGATCGTCGCCCTGTCCAAGCTGGCAAGGGGCAAGACCCTAGAGCCCGACGACATGGCCGCTATGGACCGCGTGTTCGGAAAGGCAATTGCAGCCCATGCAGAGCTTGAGGCATGTGCTAAAATGGCCGAACGAACCACCCAGCCCGCGCCCAAGGAGCCCGCCTGATGTCGAAGCGAAACCGCAAGCGCACCAAGCCGATGGCTCCCGAGTTGATCGCTGAAAAGGCCGCTGCGCGAAGGGCGGCCCAACGCGAGGCGGACCAGCGCGCCGAGTTCGGCATCAACACCGGAGCGGCGCGACTGTTGGCGAACGCCGACGTCACAATCATTCGAGCCATCGGATCGGACAAGGTGCAGACCGCGCACCGTGACGACGTGTTCTCGCGGCTGATCAAATCCGAGACACAGCTTCGCGCCGTTCGGAGATTGGAGACCGATCTGAGCGAGCAAGCGGGTAACGCATGGCGCCCAGGCCAGAACGTCACCGTCGACACCTCACAGTTCCCTCCGGGCCAGAACATCGCCCAAGCCCGCATCGAGGCCGGTCGCCGCGTGCATGAAGTTCTCTCGCTCACGGGAGCCCGCTGCGCATGGCTGCTGAAGGATCTGATCAACCAAGTCCAGTACGGCGAGCCGGCGAACGACCGCAAGGAAGGCGAACCGCCACCACCCGAGCGCATCGGAATCCCCTTCGACTGGCGCCTGGTTGTCCTGTTCGTCACCGGGGAGAAGAACGAGCAGGCCCAAGGCGCAAGGGTTCGAGCCGCCTGCGATAACCTTGTCGCGGCATACGCCACGCTAGATCATCAAGCGCGGCCAGCGGTGAGGGCGGTGGGATGAGCGCAAACAATAACCGAGAGGCCGAGCCGCGCACTCAGCGCGAATGGGCCGAAAATCAATATGGCGAGCCCATCAAGAGCCTGCGGGATGAATACGCCATGGCCGCCCTTACCGGCCTTTGCGCCTATCCCCACCGTGAAGGAGAGGGCAACAAGCCAGAGCACTTCGCAAAGTGGTGCTACGCCCTAGCCGACGCCATGCTTGCTGAAAGGGGCGCAGTTAAGCCCTAGATGTGGCGCCAAGCCGCAGGCCAAACGCCACCCCTTGACGACTTAAGGCAAAGGTGGGACATAGAGACAGGTTCGCTTCGCGCGCCCCACCATCAGCCCCGCCGGTTCACGCCGTGCGGGGTTTCAGTTTCCGGCACCGTTCCCCCTTAGCTCAGCTGTGATCCAGAGCGTCGCCCTGCTGGGGCGGAGGTCACGGGTTCAAGTCCCGTAGGGGGCTCGGTGTCGGAAAGCCCCCTTCAGCCTACCGCTGGCGGCAAGCCAAACGCGATAGCAGCGCAGGCCAGATCGGTTCTCCGGTCAGATCCCCGTTTCTCAAGCCGCCCATAGGCTTCAGGCGATAGGCCAAGCGCCTCTGCGGCGCGGGTCTTGTTGAGGCCCAGGCGCTTCCGCCACGCCTTCAGTTGATGCTCTGTCATCGGCGAAACCTGACGTTTGATCGGATTGTCGCTGGATTATACCCGCGAAACGTCTGATTTGCACCACTTCGCGCCGCCCGCCACACGCTACAGCAGCACCCTTGACCAGAGGGCGGGGCCCGGCGCGAAACCTCAAGGGAGGGCAGATGACCACCATCCTCCAAGCCCTCGGCCTAACCCTCGCCTATGGCGTCGCTGGCGTGTTCGTCCTCGGGATGTGCGCTGGCTGCGCCGCGACCGTTCTGGCGCACCGGCACCTGAAGGGGCGATAGGCCGTGGCAACCCCCATGCCATTCGACCAGGCCATTGCCGACGAGATCTGCGACAAGCTCGCCAGCGGCAAAAGCCTGCGCACGATCTGCGGCGCCGAACGCGACGACTTCATGCCGAGTCAGGCGACGATCTATAAATGGCTGCGAGACACGCCCGCCTTCGCTGAGCAATACGCGCACGCGCGCGAGATGCAGGCCGAGACGCTGGTCGACGAAATCATCGAGATAGCCGACGCTCCGAACATCACGACTAACGCAGACGGCCAGGTTGAGGCGCGCGATCCGCAGCGCGACCGGCTTCGCATCGACGCCCGCAAGTGGTTCGCGTCAAAGGTTGCGGCCAAGAAGTACGGCGACAAGATCACCGCCGAACACACCGGCAAGGACGGCGCACCGCTCCCGCCATCCGTGACGATCTTCCAACTCCCCGACAATGGGCGAGGCTGACAAGCGGGTCATCGGGCCCCAGGCTGGACCGCAGACCACCTTCCTAGGATCCCCTGCCGATATCGCCATCTATGGCGGCAGCGCGGGCGGCGGCAAGACCTGGGGCCTCCTGATGGAGCCTCTGCGCCACGTCGCGAACGGCGGATTTGGCGCGGTGTTTTTCCGACGCACCACCGTTCAGGTCCGCAACGAAGGCGGTCTATGGGACGAGAGCGAGAAGCTCTATCCGCTGCTAGGCGCCACGCCTCGCGAACACGTCTTGTCGTGGGATTTCCCCTCCGGCGCGACGGTCAGCTTCGCCCACCTCGAACACGACAAGACCGTCCAGAACTGGCAGGGCTCGCAGATCCCGCTGATCTGCTTCGATGAGCTTACGCACTTCAGCGCCAAGCAGTTCTGGTACATGGTCAGCCGGAACCGCTCGATGTGCGGCGTTCGGCCATATATCCGCGCCACCTGCAACCCGGACGCAGATAGTTGGGTCGCCGAGTTTATCGCCTGGTGGATCAACCAAGAGACGGGCCTGCCGATTCCCGAGCGTGCCGGCGTGCTGCGCTGGTTCGTTCGCTTTCAGGACAAGATCATCTGGGCCGACAGCCCGGCCGACCTTGAGCGCTACACCGCGCCGGATAAGGACGGCGAACTGAGGCCGATCCCAGCCAAGAGCGTCACCTTCATCCCGGCCAGCCTGACCGACAACAAGGCGCTGATGGCCGCCGACCCCGGCTATATGGCCAACCTGCTCTCCCTGCCGAAGGTCGAGCGGGAACGCCTTCTGGGTGGTAACTGGAAAATCCGAGCAGCCGCTGGCCTGCTGTTCCGCCGCGAGTGGTGCAAGGTCGTCGATGTCGCACCGGCCGATCTAATCCTGATGCGGGGTTGGGACCTCGCCGGAACGCCGAAGACCGACAACAACGACCCTGACGCGACCGCAGGCACCAAGATTGGGAAATCCCGCTCTACTGGCCGCTACATCGTGCTCCACCACGTCGAGGATCACCTAACCCCGAACGGCGTCGAGCGCCTTCTGCAGAACACCGCCAGCCAAGACACCAAGGCGACGGAGATCAGCCTTCCCCAGGACCCCGGACAGGCCGGCAAAAGCCAGGTCGCAACCCTGATCGGCAAGCTCTCGGAATATACCGTCAGAGCTACGCCAGAGACGGGCGACAAGGAAACGCGGTTCGGGCCGTTCTCGGCCCAGGCCGAGGCCGGCAACGTGGACGTCCTGCGCGGCGACTGGAACGAAGAGTGGTTCGCGGGTCTCGAAGGCTTCCCGGACGCCGCGCACGATGACGCTGCCGACAGCACCAGCCGCGCCTACAACGCGCTTTCACTGAAGCCCGCCGGTTTCACATGGAACGTCGGCGGCGAAGAAATACCCGCCTCTTGAGGCTTTCACAGGAGGCGCGGATGAACGACCAGCACAGCGCCGGGCTCGCCCGCTAGTGGCTAAGCGCAAGGGGTTTCGCGACACCTTCGACGGATTTCCCTGGGCTTGGCCTTGGGGGATGCGCGACCGGACGGTTCACTATGCCGAGGAGCAGAAGGCATCGGCCGCCGGCCCGATCATCTCGACGGGCTACGTCGGTCAACCGGTGTGGACGCCTCGCGACTACGCCAACCTCGCGGACGAGGCCTATGTCAGGAACGCGGTCGGCTATCGCTGCGTCAAGCTGATCGCTACCGCTGCAGCGTCGGCCCCTTGGCTGCTGTCGAGCGCTCGTGGTCGGAACATCGAGCGTCACCCGATCCTTGACCTCCTGAACCGCCCCGGACCCATGGTTGGCGGCGCGAGCCTGTTCGAGGCGTTCTATTCCTACCTGCTGCTGTCCGGGAACGGCTACCTTGAGGCGGTCGGCCCCTCGGACAATGCGCCGCCGCGCGAGCTGTGGTGTCCGCGCTCCGACCGGATGAAGGTCATCCCGAGCGCCTACGGTACGCCGCAGGGCTACCGCTACGATGCGAATGGCCTGATCAAGACTTGGGATGTCGACCCGATCACGGGCATGGGCCCCATCTTGCACGTCAAGGAATTTCACCCGCTCAACGACTGGTATGGCCTGGGCCGCGTCGAGCCCGCCGCCTACGGCATCGATCGCCACAACGCCGCCTCGGCTCATAACAAGGCGCTATTGGACAACGGCGCCCGCCCGTCCGGCGCTCTGGTGTTTGAGCCGGTCAAGAACTCTGACGGCTCCGTCCAGACCGCGCCGGCCAATGTGATCGAGGCCGCCCGCAAGGACATGGAAAAGAACCACCAGGGCCCCAACAAGGCCGGCAAACCCCTGATCTTCGGCGGCATGGTCAACTGGCTGGAAATGGGCATCTCGCCCAAGGACATGGACTTCGGAGCCGGCAAGGAAGACGCCGCGCGCGACATCTGCGTGAGCATCGGCGTTCCGCACATCCTGATCGTGCCGGGCCAGTCGACCTACAACAACGTCCGCGAGGCCAAGCTTGAGCTTTGGGAGGATACGATCCTCCCCCTGCTGGACAAGACCGTCGACGCCCTCGACGCCTGGCTCTGCCCGCAGTTCCCGGAAAATGGCCTGAAGCTTGGCATCGACCTCGACGAGATTTCCGCCCTGGAGCCGCGCCGCGAGAGCAAGCGCAAGTCGGTTCTGGAGCTGTACGACAAAGGCCTGATCGACGACACCGAGGCCCGCACCGCCCTGCAGTACGGCCCGCGCGATCCGCTGGCGGTCAAGAAGGTCGATGGACGGACGCTGACCGCCCTCTTCGCCGCAGCCAAGACGCCGGCCGGCATTGAGCCGCTGCACCGCTACCTGATCTCGGTCGGCCTTCTGCCTGCCGAATCCGCTCTCGCTACTTTCACCGCCGCTTGGAGCAGCGGCGACATCAACGAGGCCGATCTGACGGCGGGCGAACCTGACCCGCAAGGCCTCGCCCAGGAGAACAACGATGCTTGAGAAGCCACAGCCGCCGGAGGCTCGCTTCGAATGTCGCGGCGTCTCGCTGTGGCCTTTCGACAACCGCCGCCGCACTGGACCATGGTCCGAGCGCAGTAAGGCCGACGTCTACGGCACACCGCCGCAGATCGTGCGCGATGTGCTCGGCCTGGAGCGCAAAGAAGGCCACTTCAATGGCGAGACCATTTCGGGCCTGGAGATCGACAGCAAGTCGATCACTGAGCAAGGCGAGTTTGAGGGCTACCTCAGCGTCTTCAACAGCGTTGACCAGGGCGGCGACATTGTCATGCCGGGTGCCTTCACGGAAAGCCTCCGAAAGCGCCCGGCCGAACGGGTTAAGCTTTTGGCCTACCACGATACCCGTCAACCGGTCGGCGTATGGAAGTCGCTGATTGAAGATGGTCGCGGACTTAAGGCCAAGGGCCAAATCTTGCTGACCACTGAACGCGGACGCGAGATGTACGAACTCATGAAGGTCGGAGCCGTGGATGGCTTGTCCATCGGCTATCGGTCCATCGACGACGAGTTCGACCGCGCCAAGGGTGTTCGCCGCCTCAAGAAGGTCGATCTTATGGAGGGTTCGCTCGTGACCTTCCCGATGCATTCCGATGCGACCGTGGCGACCGTCAAGGGCGGGAAGCTGCCGACCATCCGAGAAATCGAACGGACCCTCATGCGGGAAGCTGGGTTGTCCGCGTCGCAAGCCAAGGCCCTTCTGGGCGGCGGCTACAAGTCACTTGAGGCCGCGCGGGATGCCGGGGCTGGTGACGCAACGCTTGATCAGGCGCTTCGCGACCTGGCGGCGACCATCCGGGGCTAAGGCCCTTCAAATCCCCACAATCCCTGCACTGGAGACACCATGAGCACTTCCGCTCACGCTTCCGCTCGCCCGATCGAGCGCAAGGAAGACGCCCCGCAAGACGCCAAGGCGCTCGTCGCCACCGTCATGTCGGCGTTCAATGAGTTCAAGGCCACCAACGACGAACGCCTGAAGCAGATCGAGTCCAAGGGCGTCGCCGACCCGGCCACCGAAGCCAAGCTGGCCAAGCTGGAAGCCTCGATCAACCAGGGTGAGGCCATCAGCGCCCGCATCCACAGCGCCGAGACCGAGGCCAAGAACGCCAAGGAAGAAGTCTCGGAACTGAAGGGCAAGATCGAAGGCCTGCAGACGGCCATGCGCCGCAGCGCCGGCCCGCTCGACGCCGCCGACAAGAAGGCCGAACTGAAGGCGACCGTGAACCTCTGGGCTCGCGCCGTCATCAACTCGACCATGCCCGGCGCCCAGGCCTCGCCCGACCAGATCAAGGCCCTGGCCGCCGTCGAAGCCGAATACAAGGCCCTGTCGGTCGGCAACGACACGACCGGCGGCTATCTGGCCCCGGCCGAGTACGTCCGCGAGATCATCAAGGGCGTGACCGAGATCTCTGCCCCGCGCCAACTGGTGCGTCTGCGCACGACCGGCTCCAAGTCGATCATGATCCCCAAGCGTACCGGCCAGTTCGCCGCGCAGCGCGTGTCCGAGCAGGGCACCCGCTCCGAGACCGATGGTCTTCGCTACGGCATGGTCGAGATCGTGGCGCCGGAGATGTTCGCCCTGATCGACATCAGCCAGCAGAACCTGGAAGACAGCGCGTTCGACCTTGAGAATGAGCTGAGCTTCGAGGCAGTCGAACAGTTCGCCGTCAAGGAAGGCGCCGAGTTTGTCTCCGGCACCGGCGTCGGCGAAATGGAAGGCATCCTGACCAACGGCAGCGTCGCCGAGACCAACTCCGGCACCGCCGCGACCATCAAGGACGCCAACGGCCAGGCTGATGGCCTGCTGTCCCTGAAATACGGCATCAAGACCGCCTACGCCCGCAACGGCACCTGGGTCATGAACCGCACGACCATGGGCAGCGTCCGCAAGCTGAAGGACGGCCAGAACAACTACATCTGGCAACCCGGCATCGCGCAGGGCCGCCCGAACACCATCGACGGCGACCCCTACGTGGAAGTGCCGGACATGCCTTCGGAAGGCGCCGGCACGTATCCGGTGGCGTATGGCGACTTCAACCGCGCCTACACGCTGGTCGACCGCGTGGCGATGCAGATGCTCCGCGACCCGTACACCCAGGCGACGAGCGGCAACATCCGCTTCCTGTTCCGCCGCCGCGTCGGTGGCGCTGTCGTCCTGGCCGAGGCAATCAGAAAACTCAAGTGCTCGACCTAACGCACTGATTCAGGTATAGTTTTGGCAGTTGATCATCTCGGATAGACACCGAGCGAATAACTGCCAAAACAACCTGGAAGGTGACGTAATGGCGGTAGTTTCGCTCTCTGATGCCGTTCTGGAAATCGGTCGTTCTCCTGAAAAGTTCTATGTCTACGTCTTGCATCGCGCGGACGGTCCTTTCTACGTAGGAAAGGGCAATGCGCGCAGAATTGCTGTCCATGAGGAGCACGCCAGAACGAAGCGTCGAGGCCACAAGCTTTCGATCATTCGCGGGCTGATGAGCGGCGCTGGCGTTGGCTATGAACTGGTAGCGTTCTTTGATTGCGAGGCTGATGCATTCGCTGAAGAAGCTAGGCTCATAGCAAGTATTGGTCGCCGCGATCATGGCGCTGGCTCGCTGGTTAATCTCACGGACGGTGGAGAAGGGCCTGTTGGCCTAAAACACACTGACGAGGCCCGCGAGAAGATGAGGCGCGCTAAAAGCACTCAGGAGCAGAGGTTAAGGTCATCCGCTATCATGACCGCTAACAACGCCGATCCCGTGTTCTTAAGTCGCAAGGCGGATGCGGAGCCTCGCAGGCGTGAATCTGTAGCTGCACATCAGAAAAGACCGGAGCACAGAGCATCGCAAAGCGGTGCGCTAAAGACGCACCTCGCCAATAACCCGGAAGCGCTGGAGCGGCGAAAAGAGCAGCTATCCTCCCTACGGAAAGACCCGAAAATACTTGCAGCTTATTCGGCCGGCACAAGGAAGGCGTGGGCCAATCCAGAAGGGCGCTCAGCAAGGGTTGCGGCGCTAGTTGAGGCCGCCAACCGCCCGGAAGTAAAAGAGCGCAAGCGGCAACAGATGCTTCGGATATGGGCCGAACGCAAAGCACAAGCGGCCAAAAAGGCCTGACTTCTCGCGGCGCCGGGACACCCCGTTCCGCCGCAATCCCGAGCCGCGAGGCTCTAACCAACGGCTCGCTGCGGCGGGCCTTTTTCTCGGAGCACTATCTATGGCCTCCCGCGACCTGCACAACAATGTGCACACCGTCCCGCTGATCACCCCCGTTGCGGCTCGCACCGACAACACGGCGATCGTTTCCGCCATCATCGACACTGCCGGCTATGAAAGCTGTGAACTGGCCCTCATCACCGGCGCCAACACCGACGTGAACGCCACCTTCGCCGTCCTGGTGGAAGACGGCGCCGCGTCGAACCTGTCGGACGCCGCCGCCGTCGACGACAAGTTTCTGCTGGGCACCGAAGCCCTGGCTGGCTTCACGTTCGCGGATGACGGCGAGTGCCGCAAGATCGGCTACGTCGGCGGCAAGCGCTACGTCCGCCTGACCGTGACCCCCTCGGGCAATGACAGCGGCAACATCTTCCTGGCCGGCATCGCCGTGCTGGGCCACCCCCGCAACGCCCCGACCGCGAACCCGCCGCAGTAAACGACTGATCTGACGGACGAGGGGTGGTTAACCGCCACCCCTCAACTGCCAAAGGAGACGCGCCATGAAGGTCAATGTCCTGCGAAGCTTCCCCATGGCCGTCGATAAGATGGGCGTGAAGGTGCGCGACCTGATCGCTGGCACGGTCGACGAGATCCACGAAGACAACTTCGCAAGCCTGGAAGCCGAAGGCTACGTCTCGGTGGCTGGCCGCGAGACCAAGATTGAGCCGCCGTTGGAAACTGGCGCGCCGCAGCCGATCGAGATCGATGCGCCGGCCGATGATGACGCCGACCTCGTCGAAGCCATGACTGAGGCCGAGCTGCGCGCCTACCTGACCAAGCGCGACGGCAAGGCTCCGCATCACAAGCTGAAGATGGCCAGCCTCCTCGCGCTGGCGAAGGGCGAATAAGCCGTGGCCCTGGTCCCCGAGACGGGCGACGGCGTAGTTTCGGCCGACAGCTACGCCAGCCTCGTCACGGCTGCTGCCTATTGGGCGGCCCGGCCGCAGGACGCCAACGCGGTCGCATGGGGCGCTGCATCCGACACGAACCGCGAAGGGGCGCTGAGAGAGGCCACGGGGTACCTCGACGCCACCTGGGGCTCGCTCTACCTCGGGAGCCGCAAGACCAACACTCAGGGGCTGCTGTGGCCGCGCGTCACCCGCGTTGACCTCGACCCCGCCGACTTCGACACCATCGCCGATCTCGTCGCGGCCCAGGCTGAGACGGACCAGCCCATCATCGGCTCGGACGGTCTGCAACTGGCCGCTCTGCCGGTGCAGATCATCCACGCCGCGATTGAGCTTGGCGCCCGCGCGCTGTCCGCCCGGCTGGCGCAGGACAAGGGCGAAGAGGGTTGGCTGAAGCGCCGCAAGGTCGGGCCCATCGAGCGCGAATGGGGCGGGCCCGGCATCCCCGGCGGCTCCTACGGCTTCGTCGACACCATGCTCGCCCCGGTCCTGATCGGCCTTCGCAACGCGCAATGGAACTGGCGCTGATGACGGCCTATGACGTCGAGGACCGGCTAGGCGCGGCGCAAGACCTCGCGCCGATCTCGCACGGCGGTTCTGGTCAGCTCGTCACCATCACGACGCCCGGCACGGCCGGAACCTATGACCCGATGACGGACACCACGTCAGGGGCTACGGCGCCGTCTACGCAGATCGGGTCTGGCGTTGAAGAAACCGCCTCGGCCTATTCGGTGGCGAACGGCTTGGCGCAAGCCGGAGACATCAAATTCCTCCTGTCGGCCCTGATCTTCACTTCGGCCGGCGCCATCACATCAACGGCTATGACCGCTCCCGTCGCCGACCGCGACACCCTGACCAAGGCGGACGGGGTTTGGGCGATCAAGCAGGTTGACGCGATCTCGCCGGCCGGGTTGCCGATCATCTGGGCCCTGCGTTTACGCAAGGGGGCCTGATGTCGTTCGCCGCTGCTGTGAAGGCCCACAAGACTAAGGCCGTCACCACCCTCGACACCATCGTCAAGGAAACGGTCGAGACTTTCAGCCTTCGTCTCGTGGTCGACTGGACGCCATATGGCGATCCGCTGCTGTGGAAATCGCCGCCGCCAGCCGACTACCGCCCCGGCAATCTGCAGTCGTCGTGGTTCTACAGCGAGGGTCGGCCGAGCGGCGAGAAGACGAGCCGGGTCGACATCCTGGCCGTGAACAACCTCGACCGCATGTCGGAGCGCCCGGCCGGGAAGAAGCACTACCTCTCGAACTCGGCCGATCATGCCGGCGCGATTCAAGGGGGCCATAGTTCGCAGGCGCCCGCTGGAATCTTGGTCAATGCGCAGGAGTTCGCCCCAATGGCCTATTCCATCGCGCGCCGGGTGACGAAATGACCGTCCAGACCATTCGCGGCCTGCTGCAAACCCGCCTGCTGACGTTGGGCTGGGCCGATCAGACCGCGTTCGAGGGCAAGAGCTTCACCCCGACCGCCGGAACGCCCTATCAGGAACTCACCACGGTCTTCGTTGAGCCCGACGCGATCACCCTGGCCGACAGTGACCACCAGATCGGCACGTTTCAGGTTCGGCTGCTGTACCCGCTGACCAAGACGGACGGCTCGGGCACGGCGCAAGTCGGCATTGGCGCGCCGACGACCCGGGCCCAAGCCATCGCCGATGCCTTTGCGCGAAATCTGGTCCTGACCAGCGGGGCGCAGCGCGTCAAGATCATGCGCAAGCCGCACATCACCCGAGGCCCGCCGCAGGGCGACCGGGACGTGACGATCGTCCGCATCAGGTTCTCCGACCGCTGATCGCCATCATCCTCGGCGGCGCGCCGACCGTCTGGGCCGACCTAGCCGCCGCTGAAGCCCTTCTCGCGGGCCAACGCCGCATCATCGTCGCCGCGAACCTCGCCGGCATCCACTACGAAGGCCGGCTCTCGGGCTGGGCAACCTACCACAGCGAACACATCACCACCTGGGCCGCAGAGCGCGCCGCCAGGTGCGGGAATGCCGACTTCCGAGCCTTCACCCCGTCGCCGGCTGAAATCCCGACTGAGATCGTCCCCGCCGATTGGGATGGGTCATCTGGCCTCTTCGCCGTCCGGTGCACGCTGTTCCACATGGGGGCATCCGGCGCGATCCTCTGCGGCATCCCGCTAGAGCGCGAGGCGGGCCACTTCCACTTCCCCGGCCAATGGGCGCCGGTCACGACCTACCGCCAGGAATGGCAGGCCGTCGCCCCGCTGATCGGCGAGCGCGTCCGCTCGATGGGCGGATGGACGGCTACAAACTTCGGACACCCCGACCCGACTTGGATCGCCGCTCACGCATAGGAGGCGCGCATGTACGTCGTCGAGAACACCTCTGACACGACCCAGCGCTTCAACGAGGCCGACCCGCAAGGCGGCTTTCGCAAGATCTTCCTCGCCCCAGGCGAGAGCGGAACCTTCGACATCGACCCCGGCCAAGCCCGGTTTCACCGTGGCGGCCTGAAGGTCTCGCCCGTCGTCGCTCAATTCCAAGAGTGGATCGAGCAACAGCCCGACGAGATCAAAGTCGCCGCGCAGGAAATCCTGGCCGCCGCAAAGCCAGCCAAAACCAAGCCCAAGGCCGCGCCCAAGCGCGCCAAGGCCTGACCCAACGCCACCGGCCATCGGTGCGTCCCTAGCGCGGCATCCGTCGCGCACCCAAAGCCATAACAGGAGACATCCATGGCTGCTTCAACCGAAGCCCAAACGGCTGCGGGCACGACGATTGCCATCTCGGCCGGTCTGCCCGCTGCTGTCACCGCCACCGGCTATGCCGCGCTGACCTATACCCTGATCGGCGAAATCACCGATCCCGGCTCGCTGGGTCGCACCTACGCCGTCGTCACGCACTCGCCCCTGGCCGAGCGCGGCGTGGTCAAGCTCAAGGGCAGCTACAACGACGGCACCATGACCCTGCAGGCCGCCTACGCGCCGGGCGACGCCGGTCAGGTTCTGGTCAACACCGCCGTCGACGATGACGAGTATTACAGCTTCAAGATCACGTTCCAGGACGGCGAGATCAAATACTGCCAGGCCATGGTCATGAGCGCGCCGGTCACCATCGGCAGCGTCGACTCCATCGTCACCGTCTCCATGGGCCTCGAAGTCAAGAGCGGTTCGATCAAGACCGTCGCCCCGACCTAAGCCGGCGCCAGCTTCACAACCACAACACCTTCCCCCTCAACTCTATGCGGAAGTCGCACTTCCGTACTTTTTCAGGATGAACCCCCATGTCGATCATCGACACCACGGACCTTGAAGTCGAAGACACCACCATCGTCGAACTCGACGACAAGCACGGCAACGATCTGCTGGACAAGGAGGGCAACCGCCGCTCCGTCACGCTCTACGGCCCGGGCACGAAAGAGTTCGCCAGCGCCAAGGCCAAGGCCAAGCTGCGGGCCATGAAGTCGATCCGCAACAAGAAGGCCGACGCCGAGGGCGACACCGCCGCGACCGCCTCCTTCCTCGCCGACATCACGATCAGCTTCAACAATTTCGGCCTTTCGCAGGCCGATCAGGTCCGCAAGACCTTCTATGAGCTGTATGCCAACCTGAAGGTCGGCTACATCACCGCCAAGGTCGATGAATCGGCCGGCGACTGGGCAAATTTCTAGAAGGCTGCGCCGAACAGCTCACCCTTCGCGCCCGTCATCTAGCCTGGTTGCACGCCGCCCCCAAAAAGGCGGACTCGGCTGACAAGTCGACCCCCGCAACCAGGCTCGCCGCCCTGACGGTCAAGGAAGAGCAGGGGGAAGACCAACCGCTCCTTGAGCTTCCTCCCGTCGACGCAGCCCAACACCTGATCGACTACCTTTTCGAGGTCGGGCCATCGGTCGGCGGCGAGGTTCTGACCTTCTCAGAGCTTCAGGCTTGGCAAGCCTCAACCGGGACCGTCCTGACCAGTTGGGAAGCGATCACCCTGCGGCGGCTTTCGGGGGCCTATCTCTCGGAACTCAACGCGGCGAGCGATCCTCAGCGGCCAGCGCCGTTCTTTCAGGCGTCCGTCAAGCCCCGTGAGGTCGTCTCCAGCCAATTGGCGTCGATGTTCGATCGGCTGGAGAAGCAGGACGCGAAGACCGGGGTTCTTCCTCGGCCCAAGCGGCTGCGGACCTAGCCCCGGCGGCGAGCGAGAAGGTCAGACAGCAGATCAACCGGACGCATGGCGGCGGCTAGGACATCAGCCCAGGCGCCAAACACATGGCCGCACTCAGGGCACCAGAACGGCTCATCGCCCGCAAAGGTGTCATCTGGGCCGATCTCGGCCACGGTCGCGCACGACGGACACGGAACGTCGAAAGAGGCCTCGTCGTCGTCGATCCAGAGATCCATTCACCGCCCTCGGGTTGGGGCGCGACGTTAGCACAAAGGCCCGGCGGTATCGACACCGGAGCGGAGAGGGCGGTAGGGTCGCGGCTTTTGGCTATAGGGGTTCACGATGTCGCCACTTGCGGCCACCGCGCTTGCTGTTCTCGCGCTATCCACCAGTCCGGACCATGATCGACGGCGCACGGTTCTGCTTGGTGAACTCGCGTTCATGTTTGGGGGGTGTGAGCGCTACTTCACCAAAGACCAGGCTGACAAAATGGTGCGATCCATGACCGGCGCTGGCGTGGAAAATAAAAGTGATGATCAGCGGTTGCTCGGCCAAATTTGGGCGGAATCATACTCAAAGGGCCGCCAAGAAAAGTTGCTGAATGACCTTGGCCCCGAGAGGTGCTTAGGATTAGTCAGCGATGTGCTTGCAGATTTAAAAGAACTGGACGCGGCTCGCCCCTAGCTGCCGGCGTCGCGTAATTTCAGTACATCTTCAACCATCGCGCGGATGGCGTCTGAGCGCTTGACGCCCCTCGCCGCAGCCAACTCGTCGATCATGAAAACGACGTCTGCAGGAAGCCTGACGACCACCGTGGGCGGCTTCGGTGGGCGGCCAGTTCTTTTCGTTACAGAAAGTTCTTGCGAGGTCATACGGTTTATGTAACAAATAGTCGGGCCGGAAGGAAGCGCCAACTTCCAACCAGCCCTAACCGGAACCACGCGAAAGGAACTCGCGATGTCCCAGGCTTCCGCCTGTATACCCACCTGCGCGCCCGGCGTCACGAGCCGCATCCCCGACAGCGTTCGCGAGCACACCGCCCGCATCATGGCTCAAGGCGCCATCGCCAGCCGACTGCGCGACCGCAAGGAAGCCGCTGTCGCCCGCATCGTCGCGAGCCAGGACTTCATTGGCCACCGCTTCGCCACGGCCTATTCGACCATCGCGACCGAGCGTTGCGATCACAACTTTCAACTCCAGTGCTGGGGCTACGACGCCGGCCAAGCCAAGCGCCGCAAGGCGGTCGCTCAATATCTGAAGGTCATTCGCCGCCAGATCAGCCGGGCCCGCGCTGAACGCCGCGCCGCTGCCGTACCGATGAAGGTGGCGGCATGAGCGCCACCACCCGCCGCGCCCTGTTCGGGGCAGGCTTCGCAGTCGCAGCGGCCTCGGCTGTACCTTTTGCCGCCATGGCCGCGTCCAGCGCGCCCCGTCTCACTGACGATCAGATCAAACTGGCGTCTTGGTTGCATTCAGGCTGGCGTGAAAAGGGCCTTGACGTTGCGGTCGTCGTCATCAACGCCGGCTTCGGCTATGAGGATGTTGAACTCGCTGGATACGATAGCCCCGACCGGGCGACCCGGCGCCTAACGGTCTACGTCACAGACGGAGAGCGCACGCGAGCCTTCAAGGCTTCGGGCGAACGCAAAGCCAGGGTGTCGCTCTGATGGCCGCGCCCGCGAAAACTACCAGCACGGCCATCGAACTGCCGCCGCTGAACATCCAGACGATCGACATTCCAATCATCGGAGACTCGCCGCTGATCTGCCACGCTTGGTCCGCCAAGGCGAAAAAGATCATGCTCGACAAGCACATGAAGAAGGCTTCCGCAGGAAAGCCAGCAAAGGATCCGTGGCAGGACTTCTGCGAGACCTTGTATTGGCTCGACGGAATGCCCGCCACGCCAACCGAGGACGATATCATCAACGGGCGCTTCGGCTTCCCGGCGGTCGCTTTCAAGTCGGCGGCGATCACGGCCGTGACCACTATCGGATCAATGACCAAGGTCATGGCCCGCCAGTGCTTCCACGTAGTCGGCGAGTTCGCGGAAATCCTAGGGCCGCCACCGTCGCAGCGCTTCGACATCGCGAAGGTCGGCATGACGACCGATACGAGGTTCCGAGCCGAGTTCGAAACCTGGGGCGCGATCCTTCGCGTCCAGCACAACGCCAACGTCCTATCGGCGGAGCAGGTCATCAGCCTCTTTGAGGCCGGCGGGTTCGGAGTTGGAATTGGCGACTGGCGTCCTGAAAAGGACGGCGTCCACGGCCGTTTTCACGTCGCCAAAACTGGCGAGGCGCTGCCATGTCGGTGAAATACGCATGGCGGCCCGGGTCGCGGGTCAGCATTGATGCCGACAAGGCGGGGCGAGAATTGGCGCGGATCGAGAAGGCGGAAGGCGCCTTGACCGCTGAGGTCGTCCTTGATCGGGCCAGGAGTTCTAACAGCAGCCTTCATGGGCACTTCGAATGGGATGACGGCAAGGCGGCGGAGCAGCATCGGCTTTCACAGGCTGGCGAGCTGATCCGCTCCATCACGGTCGACATCTCGCGATCCAATGTTGAGGCCTCGCGGCCAATCCGAGCGTTCGTGAGTGTCCGCGAGGATGATCAACAGCACTACGTCGGCACCGTCCGCGCCATGGGCGACGCCGAGCTACGGCAGCAGGTCCTCGCAAGGGCTCTGGCCGAACTGGAGGCATTCCGGAAACGGTATGCGGAGCTGAGCGAATTGTCGGCGATCTTTGCTGCCATCGATCAGGCTCGGACCGCCTGAAAGGGTCCGAAACAGGGCAGGCTAGGCAAGGCGTGGTGTGGCACGGTCAGGTTCGGCTAGGCAGGCAAGGCACGGCAAGGCCGGCTGAGGCATGGCGCGGCGAGGCGCCGCTGGTCTAAACGAAGGGCTCGGGAAACCGGGCCCTTCACCAATTCAAATCACAGGCCCACGGGAAACCGGCGGGCCTTTTTCTATGGAGGCCAGCCACATGGACGTTGCCAAGCTGGTTTTCGAGATCGACAGCACTCAAGCCGTCGTGGCGAAGAAGAACCTCACCGGCATGGCTGAGGCGTCCGAGCGCGTCGAGGCTTCGGCCCGCAAGGTCAAGAGCGCCAGCGAAATGGCCGGCATCGGTGTCGGCTCTCTCAGCTCGGCGACCGGCCGCGCCACCCGGTCAGCGACGGAACACGCTACGGCGCTAGGAACGGTTGAGCGCGCCGCTCTCCGCGCCGCGCGCGCCGCCGAGACCAGAGCCACGAGCGAAATCCTCGCCGCGCGCAACGCCGACTTCCGGGCTAGGTCACTCATCCTTCAGGCCAAGGAAGAGGCAAAGGCCGCGCTGGACACCGAGCGCGCCGTCCAGCGGCTCACCCGGTCGTATGATCCGCTGCAGGCCGCGCTGGACAAGACCGGCCGTGAACTCGCCGAGGCCAAGCGCCTGTACGACAGCGGGGCCTTGAGCGCCGAACGCTACGGCGTCGCGGTCACGACGCTCAATGACCGCCAGCGGATGCTCACGGAGAGCCAAACCAAGGCCACGACGACCTCGCGGAACCTGCAGTACGCGGGCCTGAACCTCGGTCGCCAGTTCGCCGACGTGGGAGTGCAGCTCGCATCGGGCACGCCGGCCTGGTTAATTTTTGTGCAGCAAGGCCCTCAAATCGTTGACGTTTTCGCTCAGATGAAGCTTGAGGGCATGGGCGTTTCGGCCGTGCTGAAGGGCATCTGGGTCCAGTTGACGCCGCTGCTCGCTGTCCTGGCGCCCATCGGCCTCGCGGTCGGCGCGGTCGCGGTCGGCTTCGGCCTTCTGCACCGTGAACTCAGCAAGGAATACCCCAAGGACATCACCAAGGGGATGAACCTCACCGAGGAGCAGTTGAAGCGCGTCAAGGACCGTACCGTGTCGTTCGGCGATACGGTCATGGCGACCTTTACCGTGATCGGCCGCCACATCATGAGCGGGCCGGTGGGTGACGCCCTGAAGTGGCTGGGCGGCGCGTTCGCCAAGACCATGGACTATATCGGCAAGACTGCGCTCGGCTCGGCCGCCAACATCGTCGGCGCGTTCGTCGGCGCGTTCGAGGCGATCAAGGCGACGTGGAAGCTTCTCCCTGCCGCGATCGGCGACCTGACCTATTCGGCCGCCAATGGTGTGATCTCTGGCATCGAGTTCATGGTCAACAAGGCCATCGACCTGATCAACTCCCTGATCACCAAGGCCAACGGCGCGGCGAAGGCGGCGGGCCTGGCGATCAACATCCAGTCGCTTCAGGGCGTTTCGCTCGGCGGGATCGACAACCCATATGCCGGAGCAGGCGCGGCGGCTGGATCCGCTGCCGCCGAAGCCTTCACCAAGGGCTTCGCTTCGGGCTCGGCTGGTGTCCGCAAGGGCGCGTCGGATCTCGCCAAGGAAATCGCATCCGAGGCCCTGGCTCGCGCCCGCAAGGACGCGCTGAAGAAGGCCGGCGACGCAGGAAAGGGCGCGGCCACTCCTCGCGACCAGACCGACGAGCGATCTGCTCAACTGGACGGGATGATCGCCCAAGCCCGCGCCGAAGAGCTTCAGGCCCGTATCTCGATCACCAAGGACGTCCAAGAGCGCGCGAACCTCGAAAAGCTGGTCCTGGCGCAGGAACTGGCGAAGCAGAAAGCAGCCCTCGACCGTCAGGCCGCGAACATCGCCGACGACAAGGGCCTTTCCGCCGCCAAGAAGAAGGAACTGTTGGGCCAACTCCAGATCGTGGCTGACCTGCAAAAGCAGACCGACGCCCATAAGCAGCGCGCCATTGATGAGGCCACGGCCGCGACGTTGGCGCGAGAAGCCTTGGACCGCACCATAGCGACCAAGGAAGCCGGCATCGCGCTCCTCGCCAGCCAGGTCGACCTCGCATCGACCGCCTATGAGCGCGGCAAGATCGAACTGGAAATCCTGAAGGCGCAACACACCATCGAGCGCCTGAAGCTGGAGGAGATCGTCGCCTCCAAGGCCTCGACTGAGAACGAAAGGGCCATCGCCAACGCGCGGTTGGGCGTTCTGGAGCAGATCCAGAACAACGAAGTCAAGGCCGCCAAGCGCGCCAACATCGCAGACGGCATCACCGAGGTTGGCGACGCTCTCAGCAATTATGCCAAGGCCTTCGACTCCAACCTCGCGAGCAAGATTTCGCAGGGCTTCAACAATGTCGCCAATGCCTTCGCCACCGGCGGCCCGATCGCTGCCGCCATGGCGGCCTTCAGCGAACTCGGCAAGGCCGTGGGCGGCAGCACTGGCGCATTCATTCAAGGCTTTGGCAGCGGCGGCATAGTCGGCGGCGTTCTCAGTCTCTTCGGCTACAACAAGGCCAAGAAGAAGGCTCGCGCCGCGGAGGAGGCTCAGCGTCTCGCTGAGGAGCAGGCCCGCATTGAGGAAGTCGCCAACGAGCGGCGCGCCCTCGAAATTGCCCTCATGGAAGCCCAAGGCGACGCGGCCGGCGCGCTAGCGGCCAAGCGTGCGGATGAACTCGCCAAGATCGACGCGAGCAACCGCGCGATGCAAGAGCAGCTCTGGGCCCTTGAAGACGCGGCCGAAGCCAAGGCTAAAGCCGACGCGCTCGCCGCTGAAGCTGCGCAAAAGGCCGCTGACATCGCCGCGACCCGCCATGGTCTGGAGATCGACCTTCTTGAGGCCATGGGCCGCACCGACGAGGCGAGCAAGATGCGCGTCGCCGATCAGCGCGCGGCCTTGGACGAGAGCCTTCGCGGGCTGTTTGACCAGATTCAGGCCGAACGCGAACTGACTGCCGCGCGCGAGGCCGCAACCGCAGCCGCCAAGGCCGCCGCTGATCTCCGCACCGCCCAGCAGTCCGACGCCGCCAACCTCCTCGCCACGGCGCGGGCGAACCTCAAGGCTGCGTATGACGCCCAGGTCTCCGAGATCAAGGCGGGCCGGGACCAGATGCAGGGCTATGCGGACAGCTTCCGCGAGTTCCGCATGGGCCTGTCGGGCGCGGCGGCGAGCGGCGCGGACTTCTATCGCATCGCTGCGAAGGCCCGGCTCGGCGATACCGACGCCATGGGCCAACTGGTCGGCGCTGCGCAGGCGGCGGACACGTCAGCGCGTTCCGGCGCCAGCACGCAACTGGAATACCTGCGGGAGCAGACCAAGATCCGTGCGGCCGTCCAAGCGGCCGAGGACACCGCAACCCGCCAGGTCTCGATCGCCGACAAGCAGCTTGCCGCCCTTGAGGCGCAGGTTTCCGGGTTTGTCACGCTCAATGAGAGCACCCTGACCGTCGCGGCCGGCATCTCGGCTGTGGTTTCCGCCATCAACACCCTGAACATGACGTTCGGCGGCGCGATGTCGAACCCAGGCCGGGATTGGGGCCGCAACCCGGACTCGAACCAAGCCCTTGCGCGCCAGACCGGCTACAGCGGAGACTTTGGAGGCGGCGGGTTCCAGAAGTGGATCGAGCAGCAGTCCGAGGCGACCAAGGCCACGGCGCGGGATGTTCTGACCGCCTCCGGCCAAGCCTATCGCATCGCCTTTGCGGCGGGTGGCGTCTTCACCTCGCCGACCGACTTCCGCATGGGCGACCAGCTAGCCCAGATGGCCGAGGCGGGGCCTGAAGCCATCATGCCTCTGGTGCAGACCGGTGGCGGGCTGGGTGTGCGGGCGGTGGGAGCCGACAACGTCGAACTGAAGGCGGAAATCCGAGACCTTAAGGAAGTTCTGAACGCCGCCCTGATCGCCATCGCCAAGAACACCAGCGAGAGCGCCCGCATCGCCCGCCGTTGGGACGGCGACGGCCTGCCACCAACCCGTGAGGTCGCAGCATGAAGCCCTTCCTAATGCTGCGGCCTTTCGAGGTCACATCTGCGGCACTCACCGCCTCAAACGTCACTGAGACGGTCAGCCTCTACAATCCAGCAACCGCCTATTCGGCCGGCAATCAGGTCCGCGAGGACACGGCAACTGGCTCCCTGCTTTATGAAAGCCTCGTGGGATCAAACACCGGAAACCCACTTACGGACGCGACGAAGTGGCTTCCGCTTGGCGCGACCAACCGGTGGAAAATGTTCGACGGTTCGATCACGTCGCAAACCCAGAACGCCGACAGCATTGAAGACACGATCCAGATCACTGGCCGGATCGACAGTGTTGCGCTCCTCAATATCGACGCCGCATCAGCCCAGATCATCGCTACTGATGCAACCGATGGAGTGGTTTTCGACGAAACGGTTAGCCTGGTCAGCACAGACGGGATCACTGACCTATTCGCATGGCTTACGGAGCCGATTGAGCGCGTTGCTGACAAGCTCATCACCGATATTCCAACGCTCTATTCGGACCTTGAGGTGCAGATCATCCTCACCGACACCGGAGCAACGGCGAAGTGCGGCGCCGCTGTCGTCGGGCTCTCAAAGGGCATCGGCGATACACAATACGGCGCCGGCGTCGGCATCCAGGACTATTCGCGCAAAGAGCGAGACGACTTTGGAAACTATGTCGTCGTTGAGCGGGCGTTCTCAAAGCGCGCCAATTTCACCGTCTGGATGAATATAAACCTCACCGATCAAGTTCAGACTTTGCTCGCAAGGTATCGGGCGACACCGATGGTCTATGTCGGATCGGACGCCTTCGGATCAACATTGATTTACGGCTTCTTTCGGGAGGCAAACGTTGAGATTTCGTATCCAACGATATCCATCATGACGATTGAAATCGAGGGGCTTACATAATGCCATCGCCGCCCGTTGTTCTTCCAACTACTGCGCCATCGCGCGATATGCCGTCCGAGGTTTACGTCCCCACGGCAAATGCATGGGCGGCGAGCCTCCCAACGTTCGGTACGTCGCTTCAGGCGATTGGCGAATATGTCGATGAACTAGCCAATGAGATTGCCACCGTTTTCGACGGCGCTGGCTTCGTCTCGACCTCGACGACGAGCCTTGCGATCGGCTCCGGCGCCAAGTCGCTCGACATCGCGACCGGCCTGCAACTGGCGCCAGGCATGCACATCACCGCCGCAGTCACCGCCTCATCGGCGCTCAACTCGATGTTCGGCACCGTCACCGCTTACAACAGCGGTACGGGCGACCTCGATTTCACGGTTGAGGTCGACGACGTGAAGGGCTCGGGAACCTACTCGGCCTGGACCGTCTCGCTATCCGGCCCCAAGGGCGAAGACGCCACGCTGGTCATGCCGCCCGAGGCGCGCACGTCCAACACCGCCATGACGCCGGCCGACAGCGGCAAGAGCATCGAGGGAAGTGGGACCTTCACCCAGACGTACAACTCGGCCGCCACGCTGGGCGTGGGCTGGTTCCAGCCCTACACCAACCGGGGAACTGGCGTCATCACCCTGGCGCTAGCGACGAATGAGCTGCTGCAGCCGGGCGAGACCAGCTTCGTCACCTGCGACGGCTCGAACCTGAAGTCGATGAAGGTGGTGACCGACCTGGGTCCCCATGTGCTGGTTCAGGATCAGAAGACGGCGGGAACTGACGGCGGCTCGGCCGCTCCTGGCGGAACCTGGGTTACGCGCACGCTCAACACCGTCCTGCGCAACATCGCCGGCGCGGTTGTGTCGAGCAATCAGGTCCAGCTTGGCGCCGGCACTTGGCGGCTTGAGGCCTGGGCCCTAGCCAGCAACTCGGCCGGCAACCCGTCGCGCCTGCGTATCCGAAACGTCACCGACAGCACGACGGCGGCTCTTGGTGAGGGGGCGATCCACTCTAGCGCCTTGGTGGCCAGAAACACCGCGATAGGCATCGTCACCATCACCTCGACGAAGACCTTTGAGGTTCAGCACAAGAAGAACACAGCGTCCAGCGCTACCGATTTTGGCGTGCCGATCGGTGATGGCGACGTCGAGATCTACTGCGAGTTCCGAGCCACCCGCATCGCATAAGGAAAAGCTTATGGACACCGCCCTTATCGTTGATGGTGTCGTTGCCCAGGTATGGCGCGACTGCATCCCGGCCCGCGCGATTGAGACCGGCGCTCCGGTCGATGGCGATCTCGTCGAGTTTGCACCGGGCCTGGCCGTCTGCGGCATGGCTTGGGATGGTGAGGCCCTGACCGCGCCGGCCGTCACGCCGCCGCGCCGACTGATCCCCAAGTCCGTCATTCAGGATCGGCTTATCACCGCCGGAAAGATCGGGGCGGTCCTGACCGCCCTGCAGTCCAGCCCCGCCGATTACGTGAAGTGGTTCGCGCCCGACTGGCCCAACGTCTATGCGGACGACGACCGGATGCTTGAGGTTCTGGCGGCTGTTGGCGCCGACGTCGAGACCATCACCGCGCCATGACCGCGGCAAACCCTTCCTGACCGACACCGGGCCTTCACGGGCCCTTTTTCATGCTCGGAGCGCCAATGACCGCCATCACCGCAGCGGGCACAACGCTTGCCGTTTCCCTGGACTATCCGGCGACGATTTCCGCCTACGCCTTCTCGGAGCTTGATTTCGTCTCGGTTGGCGAGGTCGTCGACCCAGGCTCGATCGGCCGGGTCTATGCGCCGGTCCAGCACAGCCCTGTCGGAAACGCCGCGACCCGGAAGCTGAAAGGCTCATACGACGACGGGTCGATGAGCGTGCAGCTCGCCTATGCGCCCGGCGACCCGGGGCAGGCGATCCTGGCCTCGGCGCTGGACGACGACGACCCGTATCCCTTCGCGCTGACCATGCCAGACGGCTCGATCAAATACTTCCTCGCCCAGATTCTCAGCGCGCCTGTCGCGCCGGGATCGGTCGACTCCATCGTCTCCTCGACGGCCGATCTGTCGATCAGATCCGGGACCACGATCAACCTCCTGCCGCTCGATCTGGCTGGCGACTTCTATTTCAACAATCCCTCAACCGTAACCTTCGGGGCGATCTGACCATGGCCGACATCACAATCAAAGCCGCTCCAGCGATCGGAGGGACGATTGATCTGAAGCTCTATGATCTGGGCGATGGGACCTATTCGTTCCACCCGCCGATCACGCCCGCGACCACGCCCGGCGGCCTGCAGTCGGTCTCCGCTACCCTCACGCGGCCGGCGAACACCACGGCCTATGCGCAGGGCGACCTGATCGCCAACTCGACGACCGCCGCAGCGGCCACCGAGATCGAAGACGCGGTGCGCGCGGCCGGCGAGAGCTTCCGATGGGAAGGCGCGCGGCTCAAGTCCAGCAATACCGGCGCCAAGGGCAAGGCATTCCGCGCCTACCTCTGGAGCGCGGCGCCTACGCCGTCCGTCAACGACAATGGCGCATTCAACGCCAGCCAGACCCTGGCCGTCTCCGACGTCTCCAGCTTGATCGGCTACCTCGACATCACCCTGACCGAGGCCGGTACCGCGAGCGCCGTGGGCCGCGCCAATCTCGCCGAGCCGCGCACCGCCGGCCCGGCCTCGGGCACTTCGCTCTGGGTCACGTTCGAACAGCGCGATTCCGGCGGCTACACCCCGATCAGCGCCGAGACCTTCACCATCACTCTGGAAGGGCAGTGGTCATGAGCTGGGTCGTTCGCATAGCTGCCACCCTCTCTAAGGGTGGGGGGGCTTTCACCCTGACCCTGCGCGGCCAGCCCCTCACGCTTAGGGGTCAAGTTCTCACACTAGGAGCCGTCTGATGGGCCTTCCCGTTGAAACCCTGTCGGCGTCCGATCAGATTTTGGCGCGCGACGGCCTTGGCGCAACGCGCGCGGCCACGCTTCCAAGCGCGGGCGCCTATTTCGATGACTTCGACCGGCCGGATACTGCCTATGGCGATCTTGGCCTGCCCCCCATTGGCGGGGCCTATGATCTGCGAACGGCCAGCGCTGTTTCGGCGTCGGTCGGCAAGATCGAGAATGGCCGCGTCGTCAGCCAAGAGGGTCAGACGCTCTATGCGATCCAGACCCTTCCTAGTGATTGCAACGAGATCGAAGCCGTTAATAGCTGGCTTGCAGGGTCCGGTTCCGCTGGCGACTACAGCACGTTTGCCCTTCTTATCGGGGCGCAGAATGCCGGTGCTGATCTATACGAGAATCTAGCGCTGCACTTCACTGTTCGGCGTGACACCTGGCTTCTGCAATATGTGGTGGCCGGAACCACACCTTCGCCATTTGTCACCGTGGCCAGGGGTAACTTCCCGACGTTGCTAAGCCTCGACACTCCCTACCGGTTTAAGTTCACTATTGACGGACAGATAGTCCGTTATGAAATCGCGGGTGTGCTTGGTGAAACCAAGCCAGTGCAGGGTTTCGTCACCGGCAAGCTCGGCCGATACGCCACTTTCGAACACTACTATGAGGGAAATGTCGCCAAGGGGGACCGGCCATGTACCCATATGTGCCGCGCCGGTTATGCTTTGGCGAGAAACACCTCATTGGGTCAGCGCATGCTGGCTCAGTGGCGCATGCACAATACGAATTGGCGCGATGCGGTCCAGGGCCGGACGCTGACACCGGGCGGATCTCCCACTGTAGCTCCGGGCCGCTTTGGAAATGCAGCGCTTTTGCGCCGGGCAAGCAACCAGTTTTTAGCCAGGGCCTCCGATTCCGATCTTCTTCTAAACGGTAAAAGCTGGACTGTCGTTGTGCTGTTTAAGCCAACGGCCGCAGACGCCGGCGTGGCAGAATTTCAGTTCCTTATCTCCAAGGGGGTCGAGTGGGGAATGTATCTTGACTGTCTAAACAGTCAGGTCAGATTCGGCGCGTCATCCACAGCGGCCTTCGACGCTACAAAAAATGCACTGGCGGGGAGTTACAACCCGAACGGCTGGAATTTCGCAGTCCTGCGTTACAGTGCCTCTGAGCAAAAGCTCTACGGCAGCGTGAATGGCGGGTTCGAAAACTCATTCACCATCGCTTCAATCTATGAGGGGTCAGGAGCGCTTCAAATCGGTTTGGCAACGGGCTGGCCTGGCGCTTTTGGCACGCCCTATTTCAACGGTCTGATCGATGAGGTGACGATCTATGCCACCGCGCCGGGTCATGGCGGCAGTCTTAACGACTATGAGATTGCGACGCTCTACGATGATGGTGGCAGCGTCCCCATCTCAACTAAGACCATTACGGCGGATGCTGATGTGACGCTGTTAGCATCGGACGGAAGAACTATCTTCCACACGGGCACCCTGACAGCTGCGCGAGACATGGTCTTGCCTGCCATCGGGGTGATCGAGGGTGATCGCTTCACCGTGACCAGATCGGGCTCTGGAGCGTTCAATATAACAGTGAAGAACGGAGCTTCTGCCCTAAAGGCGCTAGCCTCAGGAACCTGGGCGGATTTCCATTATACCGGGACGGCATGGATGCTGGCGCGGTACGGAGCGCTCTAGGTCGCCATTCTTTTACGGGCAGTATCCACGCAACTCACCAAGCCCGCATGTCGCGGTCGATCTCTTGGTCTTCAGCCGCGCGATCAGCCTTTGAAAGCTGCGCGCGGCGACGGTTGTTCCAGATGTTGACTGCGACAGTGGCGACCACGACGGCGAACGCAGCGGCGAAGATGAGGATTGTCATGGCGACAGAATACCACGCTAACGCTTACCGCGCCTAGACCCCCACACCCCCTCATATTCGGATGGGGTGACCTAACCGGCCAGGCGAGGCGTTACGAGCGCCCCGCCTGGCCCCGCCGATGGACGACGGACCTAGCTAGGTCGCGCGTTCTCGTCCTCCAAATATCAAGAGTCAATGAAAAGGAGATGCCGATGGACGGCTTTAGCCCTTGCACCCGCTTGCCGATTGGCCGCGCAACGTGAGCCCCGAAACGATGATTTCCGGCGGAGCGATGATCGTCGCGGCTGTGGTTTGGCTGGTCCGCCTCGAGGGACGCGTCAACGCCGCCAAGCTGGAATCCGAAACACTGAAGGGCGAACTGATCGCCGTTCGGGCCAAGGCTGATGCGGAGGCGTCATCGCACTCCGAGACGATCCTGGCGCTGGTTCGGGTGCAGGAGCAGCTCAAGCACCTGACCAGCCTCTTCGAAAGCCAGTTCCGCGCCGCGCCGCGCTCACGATCGGCTCCGAAATGATGCCCGGCCGCACTGTCGGCCCGCGCCCACCGTCCCGCATCGGGGCCGTCTGGCGCGCTCTTGTCACCGGCCCGGCTCCGGTTCGCCTCTGGGCCCAGATCCTCGGCTTCGGGACAGTCATCGGCGTGATCGTCCACACGCTTCACCTGTTCTTCCGCACCATCAACGACCGCGGAACGCCCATCGAAATCGTCGTCATCCTTGCCAATGGGGTCGTCTGGGTGGCGCTCTCGCTGTGCTTCATCGCGCTCGTCGAGGTGGTTGCCATCACCGAGCTGAAGCTGGGGGCAAGGTTCTCGAAAGATGGTGTTCACGCTGATCTGGAGCATGACGACGCGCCGACCACCACGGTTCAGACGACTGTCACGGTAACGCCCGAAGCGAGACCCCCGGAGGCGAAATAATGCCGGCCCCGTCGCTGTCGCGCGAAGAGGCCGTGCGCCGCATCAAGGTCGTCGAAGGGTGTCTATCTGACGGCTTCCCCATCGCATCCAAGAACAAGGCCAGCGCTGTAACTGAGGCCGCGCGGCTGCTGAAGATGACGGCGCAAACCCTCCGCCACAACCTCGCCCAGGCCAAGACGCGCTACGGCCTGGAGCCAAACCCGGCGCTCTATGGCGGCGACGTGAAGGGCCACACCGATCGACAGGCGAGGCGGGCCAAGAGCGCGCTGGTGAGCCGGTTCCTGCTGACAGCCGCTCAAGACAACACACCCGTCTTCGATCCGTTCTGGCGCAACCTGCACGCCTACGCGGCCGACATAGGCGCGGAAGTGATGGTCGGTGGCTTCACCTATCAGAAGGGGCTGTTTGAGGACCATGCGGCGCGCTCTGCGGTGTTCGTCGAGGCCGTCCAGCCGTTCCTTCGCCATGACCGCGTGACGCTCGGGGCGGATATCGTGTTCTGCGCTGAGATGAACACGCTCCCGACCGCCGTTCGCCCGCTGTCCAGCCTTGACACCTATACGCAAGGCCGCTGGGGCGTCTTCCCGCACGCCAAGATCCAGCTCGTCAGCGTCGCCACCCACTTCACCAAGCACCCGCCCATGTTGATGACGACGGGAGCCTGCACTGTCCCTAATTTTGTCGCTAAAAAATCCGGACTCAAAGCCACGTTCCACCACTGTTTCGGCGCGACGCTGGTTGAGATAGACGGCGAGGGCAGGGTATTCTGCAGGCAGATCAGCGCTGCCGATGACGGGTCATTTCAGGACCTCGATGCCAGGGTCAAGGCCGGCGCTGTAACGCGCGGCCACCGGGTGGAAGCTATCACCCCCGGCGACATCCATATCGAGAAGATCGACCCGGTTGTCGCTCGCACGATCTGGGGCCTCGACACCGACACCATGACCAAGGCCGGCGACGGCCTGGTCGATCACCTCCGGCCGCGATACCAGTTCTTTCACGACCTGATCGACTTTCAGGCCCGCAACCATCACCGCAAGGGCGACCACCTCTTCCGGTTTCAGATGATGGTCGCCGAGGAAGCTGCGATCGAGAAGGCGCTACGGAAGGGCGCCCGGTTCCTGCGGTCTAGCGCGCGGGACTTCTGCCAGTCGGTCGTCATCCCGTCCAACCACAATGACGCTTTTCCGCGCTGGCTTCGCGAGGCCGATCCACGGCTCGACGAGATCAATGCCCGTCTGTGGTTTCAGGCAAACGACGCGCTTTATGCCGCCGTTGAGAGTGGCGACACCACCTTCGACGTCGTTCGATGGGCCCTGTCGCGCCACGATGAGCAGGCGCTGGAGGACATCGCCTTTCCACCCCGACACGCCTCCTTCCTGATCTGTCAGGACCACGGCGGGATCGAGAACATCTATCACGGCGACAAAGGGCCAAACGGCTCGCGCGGCTCGCCCCAGGCCCTGACCAAGATCGCGACGCGCCTGAACACCGGCCACACCCACTCGGCCAGCATCTTGGATGGCGTCTATACCGCGGGCCTCTGCGGACTTATGGATCAGGGCTACAATACCGACGCGCCGGGTAGCTGGTCACACTCGCTGATCCTCACTTACGCCAACGCCAAGCGGACCATCATCACGATCCGCGACGGCCAGTATCGCGCCGCCTGAGTTATCCGCACTCCCGCCGCCTGCGTATAGCGCCGCTTGAAGTCGCAGATCGCGACATCAAACCACCCCCAACATCACCTCAACGAGGAGCAATCCGATGGGCGAACCCCTATGGATGAAGACCGCGCGCTCGCAACTCGGCACGCGCGAGACCGCAGGTCCGGCGAGCAATTCCAAGATCATGGGCTGGGCCAAGACGGTCGGCCGGGCGCTCGGGATCACCTATTCGGACGACTCCGTGCCCTGGTGCGGTCTGTTCGTCGCCTATTGCGTCCAGTCGGCCAACTACATCCCGCCGCCGGTCGCCGTCCGCGCGAAGGCCTGGGCTGATTGGGGCGAGGCGACTACACCGTGTCTGGGCGCCATCCTCGTCTTTGAGCGCAAGGGCGGCGGACACGTCGGCCTATATGTGGCGGAGGACGCTACCGCCTATCACGTACTCGGCGGCAACCAGTCCGACGCCGTGACCGTGATCCGCATCCTGAAAAGCCGCTGCGTCGCCGTCCGCTGGCCGCGCGGCTATCCGAAGACGAAGCCGGTCATCGTCGATGCGAACGGCGCGTTGAGCGAGAACGAGGCGTGACCGCCGTTCTCCTCCGCTTCTGGTGGGCGCCAGTCATCGCGCTGGTCATGACCTTCGCCGGGATCCAGACGAACCGCCTGAAATCGGTGCATGGCGACCGCGACCGATGGAAGGACACGGCCGGCGAATACCTCAAGGGTGCGAAGGCGTGGGAGGCCAGCTACCGCGAGGACGCCCGTTTGCGGGGCCTGGAGCGGTCGGAAGCCATCGGCGCGCTCAACGCCTCATCCAAAGCCTGCGATGCCCGTGTGGCGGCCGCTAGGCGCTCTGCTGTCGCCATCCAGTCCATCGTGACCAAGGAGACCACCTATGATCAGGCCCATTGCCCTGTGCGTGCTGTCGTTGGCGCTCGCGAGCTGTCAGACGCACTCGGGCTCGCTTCCGCCCGTTGAGCAGCCAAAGCCCAAGGGGGTAGACCCGCGCATCTGCATGGCCGTCCGCCGCGGCGAGCCGCTTCCGGCCGGCGCCGCCATCCCGCAGCCGGTGACAGCGGAGGAGCGCCAGGGCGTCGCGCTGTTCCTGACCTGGGTCGCTGAACAGGTTGGCGTGCGTGACGAGAACACCGATCGCGCCGAACTCGCCCGACGACAGAGCTGCCCTAGATGACCGCCGCCCCAAGTTAACGTTCCGGCACTTGGGTTAACTTGGCGCGGCCGACATGTGAACGTTTCGAGGATTTCTCGACACGTCAGGCTCGCCGGTTTCGGTTGGAGCCCTACAGCGCCCGCCGGGTCCTTATGGGCTCGGCGGGCTTTTTGCGTTCTGAACCGGGCGGCCGTCATCAACCGTGATCGGGCTGGTTCCGCCATTGTGGACAGTGCCGACGCTGAGATGGGCCGTCTCGCCAGGCTGCACGGTGACGGGGTTCACCATGTCCTCGACGGCAGGGTTCTTCACCAGAGTGGTCAGGGGGCGTGTTTTCCATTCCATCGTGTTTGTTCAGGTCCGAAATTGAGCGACGATGCCGACGATAAACACGATGAGGCCGATAACGGCGAATGGAGCGGCCAGATTAAAGCGAGCCTGACCCTTCGCTCGACGATCTTGGTCACGGGCAAAATCGGCCTGAGCTAGGCCGTCGCCCGCGAAGCCAGCTGAAATGATGCCGGCCGCCAAACCTATCGCCATGATGATGTTCAGCATCGCTCTATCCTCTCGCTTCGCGCGGTAATGTGGATCAAAACACCCTCACATCAAACGTCACGGCCCAAAGCTGCTTTACCGGCGTAACGTCTCCAGACATTCGCATGGCGAAAAAGCCTGCCTCCTCTGGGTCTCGGAAATAGACCGTCGTCAGGTACGGGTTGCGGCGGGGCATGGGGTTATCCTATCTCGTTAGCAGGACGCTAATGTGCCGAGCGTACTTCTCGACGCGGGCACGATCTTTGTCGGTTGGGTTCGGGATGCGCGTCAAATCCATGTTGTCGTGCATGTCGGCCAGCTTTACGCGGGTCGCCAACGGGTTCTCGGCAACGCGGGCGATGAAGTCCCCGTAAGCCTCTTTCGGCCGCTTGGTGAGGGCAAAAAGAGCACCCATGATGGCCGGCGCAAACTTCTCGTGCTTCAGCGCAATACCGACCGTCCACGGCCCATCCTCCAGCGCATCGTGCAGGACCGCCACAATCCGCTCCTCCTCGGTCTCCATCGCCATCATGACGCGGAGCGGATGCAGGATGTACGGGGCACCGCCCTTATCGACCTGACCGGCGTGCGCCTCGGCTGCGATCTGGATTGCGCGTTCTATGGTTGCCATCGGCTCCCTCTATCTCGCCAGTATTGGCGGTTATACGGGGGTTTCGGGGGGTTGGTCGTCAGAGGTGGCGAGGGGTGTGACACGGTAAAATATCACATCCTCGTGGCGCCATCTCGTGGACCATGACCAAGTGATTTCGGACCAATAAGCGCCTCGCCTGAGCATTCCGTTGCGCTGCTTTATCTCTAGCGGCGTACCGTTTGGGAATGGACGCCCCTTGCCGTCGTAACGAACCCACGAAGGCTCTTGCGGAGGGCTAAGAGCTAAGATGGCATCAGCGCCTTCAAGGGCTGTCGACCAATCCATTTCGCTGCAAGCGAAAATGAACTTCGCCACTGTTTCTCGATCTGGTGCCCATCCCCTCGCACCCCCGGCGGGGTCAAGCTGCTCCGGTGTGGGTTGGTCGGTCATGGTGTTCTCCCTAGGGGTCTATACGGGTGGGTGGGGGCTACGCGCGAAAAACCACGTCGTAGCCAGCCTCGTTGAGAAGACGCAGCAGGATCAGGCCTCGGTCGATGCTGTCGCCAACATCTTTTCGCGCCGGATCGCCAGCCTCACGCGCACACTTCGCCAGCCGGGCCATGTGCAGATTGTCGCTCAGAGGCGTTAGGGGCTTCTCGGTCATCTCATTATTTCCGGTTATGCGGGAGTGGTCGCGAACTTCTCAACGTACTCGTCGATGCGGCGCTTGGTGGCCTTGTCGTTCGGCCCTTCGATCACGAACGCATCGCCTTGCGTGGTCAAGCGAACCGTCGTCCCGGCGGGCTTGTGCATTTGAAGCCACTCCAGCTCTTCCACGCTGTCAAAAATTCGCTTGCTCATCGGGTCTCTCTCTATCCCTGCGGCGTATGCCGGTTGGAGGGGCGTTAAAACTTCTTGCGCCCGATCACGCAAAGGATGGTGTTCACGTAGGTGCCGGATGCCGCGAACGACCCCGCCGGCAGGTCGACGAAGTAGCCGCCGCGCCGCTCAACCATGGCTCGGAACGCCGTTGCCTTGCTGTCTTCGCGGAACTCGGTCCCGGCGCTCATGACCGAAACCAGTATCCCGTCATCGGCCAGGAATTGAAGCGCGTGCGTCACGTGGTCGATATCGCGGCCCCGGTCAAAGGGCGGGTTCATGATGATGCGGTCAAACGGAGCGCCCAGGCCCGCCGGGCGGATGGTCAGGAAATCCTCGCTCAGCACCTTCGCGTAGCGGCCCGATGCGGCCAAGGCGTGGGCGAGGTGGGGCTGAACCTCCACACAGGTGACGGCATGGCCCGCAGCGGCGGCCGGGCTGGCGATAGCGCCCGGGCCAGCGCTCGGCTCCAGAACGCGAAGCTTCGGATAGTCGCCCCGATAGGTCTCGCGGGTCCAGACCTTGGCTTGCTCGATCACGCGCGCCACCACTTCGGGCGGGCTCGGGAACAGGCCGAAATCCTTCGCGGGGGTCACGGCGTGGGCGTGCGTCTTCTCAGCGACGTCAGGCGCTACGCCCAGGTTGGCGCCGTAGTATTCGGCCAGCAGGAGGTTCACCCTCTCGACCAGATCATCACGCTCAAACCAGAGGTGAACGTTTCCGTTCTTGAACATCTTGGCGCGAAAGTAGGGCGACGACACCTCATAGGCTTGCCGTGACAGGCCGCGTCCGCGTCCCGCGTTGATCGCGCCGACGATCCCCGCGTCACGGGTCGGTTGCGGCTGGCGATCTAGGATCGCGAACGTCCGCTCGATGTCCACAAGGTTGTCGTCATGGCCTGCGTAGTGGTTCCATGTGCCGAAGTCGGAGATGGCGCACGACAGCACAAGGCGAGCGCCGATCTTGAAGCCGTCATGCGAGCGAAAGCGGCGGTCTAGCTTCGAGAAGATATTCGCGATCCCGCGCTTGAAGATCAGGTCGCTATCGCCCAGCAGGCGCTCAACGGTCGCGGCGATGTTCTCGACGGTGGCTTCCGGCGGGCTGTCGCGCAGTTGCGCCTGAAAGGCCTCGCGCTCATGGCGGTCCATGAGCTGGTCGAGATTGGTCGAACGGATGACGTGATCCCAGACGGAGCGGTTCAGCCCCTTCTCGACGTAGGCTCGGTATGCGTCGGCGGTGTTGAAGCTCACGGTTTGATTGCCGTAGCAGCTACCACCAGCGATCCAAGGAAGGTCGAACCTGGCCGATGGCGCGGCGGTCTTGGCAAGCTTCTGCGCCGCCTCCAGGGCTTCCCATGCGGTCGCGAAGGCCTGGGCCGCCTGAAGGCGTGCGCCGACGAGCTGAGCAATCGTGGATCGCGGCATCAAGCCCGTCTGGTTTCCGTCCGCCATCTGTCGCCTCGCTTGCAAAATCTCTCCTACAGTTATATATCCGTAGAAGATATTTGCAACAGGAATGCTTGTGACAGATACGATTTGCGGGACTCGCCCCGACGCGCTACAGGGCGCCATGGATGGCGAGCCGTGGCAAAAACGCCTGAAGGAAATGGGGATCAGTCAGCTTGAGCTGGCCGAGGCCATTGGCATGACGCCGACGAACCTTTCCACCGGCCTGCGGGGGAAGTGGCAGAACGGCGTGCCGCAGGACCTCAAGGCGCTGATCATGGCGTTAGAGCGGCTGTCGGAGAGCAAACGGGCCGAATGGCTGGTCGCGGCGAAGGCCGAGCGCAGGCGCTAGGCCTCGCCCACGCTACGCCCCAGTTTTCCGACAACCAAACGCGAACAAAACCCGCCGAAACCCCCTGACCACTAGCCCCAACCCCTTGATCCCCAAGGCCTAGCCGGGTGGCGTGTTCGTTTACACGGAGAGGGTCTTCCGGCCCGCCAAACCGTTAGACTGCCCCTGGAAACCCCAGCAATCCCGTGGCGTGAACGGAAAGGGAAACGTCTAACGGCTGGCCTTTTCGATCAATGGCTTGAATGCGACTTTTAATCGAATGGTCGTGGGTTCGAACCCCACCCGGCCTACCAATCTAACACCTTGTCTTGCATAATGTTTCCGGAGTTTTTCGCCGTGCCAATCAGCGGGCGTTAGACTTCCGGTAGACCGACCCGTTAGACGTTCGGCCTCTATCCGTTCCGCGCGGCGTCTCTTTGGTCGTCGAGAATCAGCTTCCGCTTGGCTTGGGCGTCCCATGCGATCTGATTGTCACGGGGCAGGTATGTGCTGAGGATCTGCTGCACCGACCCGGCGGCGTGGCCGGTGATGCTGGCGATTTGCGGGATGGTGCACTCGGCGCGGGCGAGCTGGACGACGCAGCTATGGCGCAGCGCGCGGATCACCAGATGGCGCCCAACGTCCAGCGAGATGGCTAGGTCGCGGATCGCATCGAACACATGCGCTAGGCGCTGCTCTGCGAAGGGCTTGCCGGTCGCGGCGTCGCGGAACAGGTAGAAGCTGTCGTCGGTCTCGCATGTGGCTAGGATTGCCCTCAGGCGGTCGCTGACGGGGATGGTGACGTATTGGTGGGTCTTGGCCTGCCAGAAGCGGAACACCCCGGCTCTGGCGTCGTATTCAGCCGCCTTGGTCCCGGCCTTCCAATCGCGCGTGAAGCGGAACAGGCGGACGTCGGTTAAGCGCTGGCCGATCTCCCATTCGGTGAGGATCAGGGCGGCAAGGCCCGGCTGACCAGCGGCGGCTGATGCGAAGGCGTAGAACTCGACGTCGGCCGGTTCCCAGATCGCCACGGTGGTCTTGGGTGCCGCCATCTTGATCTTCGCGGCCGGGTTCTTGTCAATCCAGTTCAGCGCCTCCGCGTGGTCTAGGAGCATCTTCAGGACGATCTTGACGTGCCGCCGCGTCGTCGGGCGGTTGTCGAAGGTCGTCAGGAACTTCTCGATCTTGTCGCGCCCCATGGTGGCGACGAGTGGGTGATTGACCGAGGCGGACCAATCCTCGATCAGGCCCGCGTGGTAGGCATAGCCCTGCTGGGTGCGCGGCTTCTTCTGCTTGAAGGGCGTCGAGGACTGCCACAGGCGGTTCAGGGTCGGCATGTCGCGGCGGCTGGGTAGTGGCGCGGCGCGGTCCTGCTTCAGGCGGCTGTAGAGGCTCGCGGCGTCGGCCTGGATGCGCGCCACCTCGCCAAGGTCGGTCAGGTCGCCCTTACGCGCGCCGTCCAGCGGAAGCGGGATCAGCGACAACCAGCCGGAGGGGCGAAGCCTTGCGGGCACCTGAAAGAACACCCGATAGGTTCCGTCCTTGCGCGGACGCAGGGTCACGTACTTTCCGAGAGCGAGCGTCACGGATGGCAAGGGGGTCAACGTCCCATTCGTCGGCGGCGGCGCTGGCATCCTGAAGCATCCCAAGAGCTTTGAGAACCGCGTCGCGGTCGAAGATATCTTCCCGACCGTGATCGATCGGGTTTGGCATCCGGCCGGCGCGGCGCTCGCGCCACAGCTTCGTGACGCTGTAGCGGGCCAGGGCGCAGACTTCCGAGGTGGTGATGCGGGCGGGGAGTTGGCTCATCTCCACTCCTCCGGCCGTGGTCGTTGCTGGACGCGGGTGGGAACGGTCATGCGAACCCCGGAATTTGCAGGACGAACGGCAGGGGCGGCAGGCGATCCCATCCGCAAGGCAAGCACTTTTCGTCGTCCCGGATAGGTCGGTCATAGTGCGCCGGAACACGCCACGGCCGCCCGGCATATGGAGGCAGCGCCTGATGACGCGGACAGATGACATAGCCGTCCCAATAGCGGCGCCATCCGGCCTTCTCGCGGGCGGAAAGTTCGCGCGGAGGGGTCAAGGGGTGGGCTCCTTGGCGAACATGGAAGGGCGAGGCGGACGCTCACCCTCCGGCAGACGACGCCCACTGTACCCTTGGCCGCAATTGTCGCAGGTGTATTTGCTCCCCGCCGCCATATCGAAGCAGCAGTAGCAGTCGGTGCGGCGCGGTCGGCGCTCAAAGGTCGCGGATCGCTTGCCGTTCTTGATCAGGGTCAGAGCCATGGCTATTCCCCCTCCCTCTGGCTGACCGGCTCATCTTCCCACGGCACGCGCGAGGCGAAGGCTTCGGAGGCGTCGTCCAGTTCTTGCAGAGCCGCGCGCTCGTCGTCATCAGCGTCTGGGCTACAGCCGTCGAACGCTACACCGCGCGCCGCGATCACCAGGCGCACGACGTCATCCGGCAGGCTAACCCCTGGAGAGGGGCGTGGGAGGGATAGGGCGGCGGTGAGGGCGGCTCTGGCGTCACGAATGGTGTTGCGCCAGACCAGAGTTTTCTCACCTCGCGCATTGTCCGCGATGGTGGCGTTGTAGGCGCTGGAAAGCCATCCATGAGCCGCAGCCTCCACCATCTCCTCGCTGACCACCGGCAGGGCTTCCCCCTTTGAAGAAGAAATGGGTTCGGCCGGCTGACGAAGCATCGCAAGAGCCGGGCCGTATTGACCCTTTCGCAGGAGGTCTTGATACCTCTCTAGCCATGTCTGCCCAGATGGCCCTTTCTGCTCTTCCGCGCGCTCGACACATGCAGCGTTGAGGGCTCCAGAGACGAAGTTGTTGAGGCGTTCCGAAGCGCGCTTTTCGGGGGATGAACCATCTTCTTCCCTTCCCGCCCCCTCTAGTGGGGGAGGAGAGGCGCGCGGACACCCAAATTCATGGCAATACGCGCACCCTTTAGGGTTTGGACATTCGTCTTCCCCGCTCTCGGGGTGGGGGCCTTCAGAACGGGCGGCCTGGATGATCGCGGCCATCGTCTCGCGCATCATGCGGAACTCTGACACGCTCGCCGGATCGGGAACGCCGAAGCTTTTCAACAGCGCGATGTCGGCCTCTGACAGTTGCTCACCCATGGTCGCGGCTCCCTTCCTGGTGGGGGTTGAGGGCGGCAAGCGCTTCGTCTCGCAGGATCGAAGCGGAGCCGACGTGTTGGGGAGGAATGATCTTCAGCTCAATTGCGTTGGCCCAGCCTTCGGCGGATCGCTCAAGGCAGGTTCGCATTGCTGCGTTCTCGGTCTGGAGGAGGCTGGCGCGCTCGTTGGCTTCGGCGAGGGCGTGGAGGAGGGCCTTGATGGTCTCGGGGTTGGCGAGGGCGATGAAGGCGGCGTTCGCCTCAGGACGTTCCCACGGGTTCACAGTGGCGATGCAGCACAAGCTGCCTTCGCCACGATGCGCGACCATGACCTGAAGCGCGCCGCCGCCCCTGTTTGCGCTCAAGCCTCGGCGGTCGTCTGTCCACCGCGCGCCCGGCGTCGCAGCCTCAGCCGCCGCCATCAGTTCATCGTATCGGTCGGTCATTGGCTGGCCTCCATAGCGCGCACCACTTTTGCCGCGGCGACGTAGCTCAAGACGACCTCGCGTCCAGATCGGCCGGCGCGGTAGGCTTCGCCCAGGTCGCGGCAGAGGTCGGCGACGTCGGCGCCAAGACCGAGCCGGGTGAAGAACTTCATCTGCCCGCCGGTGTCGCAGCTGTTGGCGGCGAGGCGGTGATGCCAGGCGCAGAGGGCGACGCACCGATGGTCATGGGTGCGGTTGCCGAGCCCGGCCTTGGCCCAGCCCTTTTCGGCGATGGACATTTTCAGGTGAGCCGCCTCGATGTTGGCGAACCCGACCGCGCCGGGCCCCTCGATCAGGCACCCGATGCAGGGAATGTCGACGTGCAGCCACGACAGGAACCCCGCGTCGCGCTGGCGAGGATCCCGCTTGCCCGGCGCCGTGCTGGCGATGACCGCCTTCTGGCGCTCCTTGCGCTCGGCTCGCAGGGCGGTGTTGCGCTCGCGGTTTGCCCGGCGGGTGATGGCCTTGCCCAGTTCGACGGCGGCGCGCTCTTCGTGGGTGAGGGTCACGCCCCGGCCCCTTCGCGCTCTGCCTCTTCCAGGGCCAGCAGGCGCTCTTCGTATTCGAAGGCCAGTTCGACCCGGCCTTCAGGGTCTGACCGCTCCATGTCGTCGAAGAGGTTGTCGGCGGCCTTGCGGATCGACTTGAGCTTCAGCGGGTTGGTTGCCTCGCCCATGCGCTTGCGGAACGCGGCCGCGCGCTCGGCGATGGTCAGCGTAGGCTGTTCCGCGACTGTCGCCGCCGGCGCTTCAGCCGTGACCGGCGCGGGCTGGTCGCCCGGGAAGGGCTCGTCGATCTCCGTCACCTCGGCGTCGATGATCTCGCCAGTCTGCTCGTCATGCTCGACGGCTTCGGCCCGGGTGGCGGTGAAGCCTTCAGCGGCCGGCGCCGACGCGGCCAGGCGCGCGGCCAGACCCACCGGCTTGGGCGGCGTGACGTCTCGGATCTCCTGAAAGTCGGCGACCTCCTCATAGACAGGCATGCCGCGCAGCACGTCGGCAGCGCCGTCGCGGGCGGCAAAGGCCCGGGCGCGCATCTGCAGCATGCGCTTGCGTGCCGTCTTCCATGGGCCTTGCTTGTCGAGGAGGCCCGCTTCCTTCGCATCCTTCAGGCTGAAGGTTCGCCGGATCTCCTTGCCGCTCGGGCGCGTGACGACACAGGTCGCCTTGGTCGGGTTGTCCTCGTCGTCGAAGGTCTCCTCGATGTCGAAGCCTCTGGACCAGAGAAGCGCCGGGATCGCGTCGCCCCAAATCGAGGCGCGGCCATTGATGACCGCGAACGACTGCATCGCCTGATAGGGGGCAAAGCCGAGTTCAGCGCCGGCCATGATCGAAACGAGGATCGCCTCGGGCCCCTTGAGGCTTTGCGGGGCCAGCCCCGATGCGGAGAAGGCGTTGGCGACGCGGAAGGCGTCTTCGATAGTCTGCGGAATGATGGCCGCGACCTGACCGCCGCTTTGCAGCGGGGCCCGGGCCGGGAGGTTGGCGGTGGCTGGCGCGTTCATGGTCGGTCCTATTCGGCGGCGTGCTGGTAAGGGGTGGTCTGCTTCAGCTCTTCGAGCCGGGCGTCGATGCGCTTGACCGCCCATTCGGCGATCGGGAGGATTTCGCCATCGGACTGGTCACCGCCCGGGCCGGGCCAGTGGTCGGCGGCGACGCAAGCGGCGAACTCGCGCAGGGCGGCGGCGTTCTGCATGGATCCGCGCACAAGGTCTTCGGCGCGCAGGGTCGTGACGCGGACGCACCACGGCGCCTCTTTCTCGACCCAGACGAAGGAGAAGGTCTCAAGCTCGCGGCCCAGCACATGGCGGGAGGCCTCGGCGACGAGAGCGCCCTGCTGGTGGTAGCCGTAATCGGCCATGGTCCGCTGCAGGGCGTCGGTCGAGACCGAGACCGTGGTCTTCAGGTCTGAATAGTCGCCCGAGAAGCCCGGGATCGCGTCGGGCCGCGACTTGCACCAGACGCCGGTCTCAGGGTCGCGCCAGAACATCGAGCGCTCGACCTGGCCGTCCAGAATGCCGTGCTTGACCAGCGGGTGGGCGGCGAGGCTGCGCGCCATGCCAGCGATGGCGTCGAGCTCCTTGTCGGTGATGATGGTCATGCCGGCCGCGATCTGCTCGGCCCGCCATTCCTTCGCCGCGTTCGTGCGCCAGTCGCTCCATTGCTCCGGCCGGGTGACATACTCGGCGTCGAAGCCCTTGCGGCCCTGCAGCAGCAGATGGTGCGCCGCGCGGCCCAGGGTGAAGTGCGGCCTATCGACGGCCTCTTCGCGGTGCGGGTTGAGTGAGCTGTCGAGGTAGTAGTGAGCCGGAGACCGCGACCAGATCGTGCGCAGACCGCTCGAAGAGATCGACGGGCCCTCGCATGGCTGGCCGTGATAGTCGGCCATCGGCATGTCAGCGATAAAGGCCGTTTTGGCGATGACTTCGCCGTCCCAAGGCTTTGCGGTGATCATCTGCATGCCCCCTAGAACCGGATCGTCACGGCCGGGATGGACCCGGCGGCGATGGCGAGAACGATGTCCTTGGCGGCCCGCTCGGAGACCTTGGCGGCTTCCATGATGGCCTCCTTCGCGGCGCCCATGACTTGGCCACGGTGCGCGCGGTCTGCTTCACGGGCGGCCTGGGCGTCTTCCTCGGCCTTCAGGTCGGCGAGACGTTGGGCCTCAACCCGGGCGGCGCGGTCGATCTCGGCCTGACGTGCAGTTTCGGCCTCCTCGGTGCGGCGGCGCTCGGCGGCGAGGGCTTCGGCGTGCTGGCGCTCCTTGGCCACCGCCCGCTCACGTTCGGCCTGGGCGGCCTCTTCGCGGGCCTTGATGGCGGCGTCGCGCTCGGCCCGCTCGGTCGCCTTGGCCATGTCGCGGTCGAAGGCATCCTGAACCGACTTCAGCGTGTCGGCCAGTAACTGGCGAACCTCATCCTCGCGGGCGCCGAAGGTTTCGTCGATGACGACCTTCTTCTCCAGTTCATGGAGGAGGATCGGGTAGGGATAGGGCTGGCCGCCGATGAAGCCCATGCCGACTTGCTTGATGTAGTCGACGGTCTGTTGGATGCGGTGCGCTTGGGCGCGCTCCTCGGCCTCGCGGGCTTGGCGCTCCTCGTCCGCCGCGCGCAGCCGGGCCAGTTCGGCGCGCTCTTCCTCGGCGATGCGGAGACGTTCGGCGCCGGCCTCCAGCGACTGGATGGCGTTGTCGCGCAGGGTCTTCGCGATCTCCTCTAGCTCTTGAAACTGGTCGGCGGTGATCTCGATGGCGCGGATCAGGTCGAGGCGGCCGGCGACGGTCTCGCAGATGTCGTCGCCCAGGATCACGCCGTCGCGCTTCAGGCCGTTGATGATGACCTGGCAGGCGGCGACGCGATCATCCTCGGCCGCCCGCCAGTCGACCAGGGGCTGCTTCACCTCGTCGCGAAGGGCGTCGAGCTTGTCGCGGATGACCTTGCCTTGCTCGTCGACCTTCTTGATCTGGGCGCGAGCGTCCTCGGTAAGCATCTTGCGGGCCTCGTCGATGGCCGTCTTGGTCTTCGACACCTTCATCGCCAGCGACGCGATGGCCTCGCGACCCTTGTTCGTCGTCAGGTCAGGAACATGCGAGCGAACCTCGCGCGCGACCTCGTCGAAGAACTGGTCGAACTTGACCGGCTCCAGCAGGACCATGGCCGGATTGGCCTCGACGAGCGGGATCAGGGAAGTGGGGGCGTTCATGGGTTGGACCTTTCGGCTCGGATGGTGTCCCGGCGCTTGGCGAAAACCTCGCGCAGCCGGGCCTGGGTTTCGGTGGGCTGGGCGGCGATATCGGCCCGGTTCAAGGCCGCGCACTCGGAAAGCTCGCGCTCGGTTGCGCAGAGGCGGAAGGCGATCGACGCCAGGGCCTCGAAGGTGGGCGTTGCCATGGATCACCCCAGATGCACGCGGTGGCGATCATGCCGGCGCAGACGACGATCAGGGCCAGGCCATAGGCGGCGATGACGGCGAGCGCGCTCATGCTGCGATCTCCCGCTCACCAGCAGCCAGCCGTTCGGCGAGGGCGATTAGGTCCCCGACGCGCTTCACGGCTTCGGCGTCTTCATCGGTCGCTTCAGCGTCGACCAGATCCTCGACGCTCATGACCACATGGATCATCTGAATGTCGGTGGCGCCGAGCTTGGCGAAGGTCAGGGCGTGGTGCAGGTCGTCGGAGTCGACGGCCAGTTCGTCGGCGATGATCCGCTTGACCTTGCAGGCGAGGGTCTGGGTCATTGGCCCGACCTCGCGCGCTCGAATGCCGCAACAGCCTTCCCGGCTTCGGCAGCGATACCTTCAGGCCCCGCCTTCGCAGCCTGCACGGCGACAATCACGACGCCGATGAACGCCGCCACGACCAGCAGGAAAATGCCGATCTGAAAGGCCACAACGAAGGCGGCTATGCGGTCGAACCGGCGCTGGCTGCGATCCCACTCCTTGTCAAAGTCGATCATGCGGCCCGAGCCTCCATGATCCGAACGCCAGCCTCAGACGCGGCGGCGCGGGCGATGCGGCTCTCCTCGCGCTGGTAGCGGGCAAGCTCGCGGCGTTCCTGGGCCTGCTCACGGCGGGCAAGGGCGCGAAGGTGGCGGGCGGCGCGCATGGCCTTGTTCAGCTCGGCCTTGGCGCGGGCTCCCTCAGCTAGGGCGGCGTCAAGCTGCGCCAGCGGAGCCGAGCGGCCGAGCATGCGGTCAAACCGGATCAGCGCCGCAAGGGCCGCGTGAGCCGGGATCGACACCGTGTCGGGGATGCAGACGGGGAAGGGCATTGTCAGGCGCTCCTTGGGTTAGGCCGTGAGGCGGCGTTGATTGCTGGCTTCGAACCGGGCGCGGATGAGCTGTTCGTAAGCCTCCCGCCACACGTCGAAGGCTCGGGTGCTGGGATCGACTTCCAGGCCCTCGTCGCGGATAGCCCGCTTGACTTGAGCTACCGTCCAGTCAGGGACGGGGAGGCCGTTGAAGAACACGACGCCAGCGTGGGCGGTGAAGAGGCGCGCGATCATGACGCGCTCCCATCTTGCCCAAGAGCCTCGAACACGTCCGCCATCCGGCAAGTGCGCACCCACTGAGGGTCGCGCTGGCAGCGCTGGCCAACAGTCGGGATCGACCCGCACTGGACGCATTCGGCGACGCTGATGGTTTCGCCTTCGTCTGGACGCAACCGGCTCAGCGGGACCTTCAGAAACCCCGTCGAGGTCTCCAGCGGCTCATCCTCGTCGTGAATGTCCTCGGTTCCGTTGGCGACGTAGGCCAGCGCCTTCGCGCCAACGAACTTGATGAAGCGTCCGCGATACCAATTGAGCGGCGCCGCGTGACCTTCGTCGAACCGGTCGCTGCTGCTCATGTAGGCTCGGACTTGCACCTTGACGGGGTCGCCGGGCCGATAGGCGGGTTGGAACGAGGCGCAGCGGTGCTTTGCCGATCGGACGCCGAGTCCTTTCAGGGACGCCTGAATGGCGTCTCTTGGCGCGCAGGGGTCGGACGCGAGGGCGCAGGTCCGGCATGTGTGAAGGAAGGTCATCAGGCGGCCCAGCCCATGAACTGGCAGAGCAAGGCGGCGGCCTCTTCGGCATCCTCGCGGCTGTCGGTCCAGCCCGCGATTTCGTCGGGCTCCCACGACCCAGGCTCACCATCGACGCGGCAATAAGTCTCGCGTCCGGTGTAGAGCTTGTAGTCGTCGCTGTAGGCCACCTCGCGGGCCTCGCCCTCTTCCGTCACGATCCAGAAAATACGATCGGTCGGGTAGGGCGTCGAAAGCGGCGAACCGTTCACGACGGCCAGTTTTCCATTCCAGTCGATGCTCATCGGGAGGCACCTTGTTGAGCGCCGGCCACCGCCAGCATGGTCAGGGAAATGGCATTGGCGGCTCGCTGCTCGCGGTCGGCGGCGGCGAGGTCCAGCGCGGCGAAGTGGTCAAGCCCGCGCTCGCGGTTCTCGTCTGAGAACCGGCGAAGCTGGGCGGCGCGCGTGGCGTGCAGGGCGCGGTGTTGGGCGAGCGAGGGCGTCATTGACCGGCCTCCGCTTTGGTGATGGCGGCGCGGAGCTTGTGCAACGTCGCTGCCGGATACGTGACCCGCCGACTGCTGAACGAAACGCCAGACGGAAGCCGGGCCGACGCAGCAAGCTCTTTCGCGATTTCCAGAAGATCAGGAGCGGAGGCGATAAGGCGGGCGTCCGGTTCGTCGGTGTTGACCTCGCAGACCAGAACGCCGTCATCGCCATCCCCGGCCATGACATAGGTCTTGACGGTGCGATGCTTCGCGTTGCCGCCAAATTCGACCCTCCACGGCCCCGGCGTATGCCAGCTCATGCCGCCACGCTGACGTTAAGAGCGCGAGAGGCCAGTTCCGCCTCGATGTCTTCCGACCGAGCGCTGGTCCCGAAGCACCACGGCTCGCCAGCGACCATGCGGTAACCGGGCTCCAGACCATCGTGACGGATGACCTTGCGAGCAGCGGCGCGGGCTGCGGCCATTTGCTCAGGCGTGGACTTGGCGACCGGCTGGCGAACACGCGGCGCGTCCAGTGCGGCCAGTCGGGCTTCGAGGGATTGCATGGAGGTCGGCATCGGGTGGGTCCTGTCTGGTGACGAGGACCATAATGCAATATGCATCACGCATTGCAAGTGCAAAATGCATCAAATCGGGGTATGCATGAAAAAAGCCCCGCCGCCAGGGCGAGGCTCTATGGAGGTCAAATTATGTCGAAATCGTCAGACTTCGAGCGCGAGATGTTGGAAGAAGTTCGTGCTCTTCGCTCCGAACTACGTGAGATGCGCGAAGGCGTTCCGCCACGCCCCGAGGGTGAAGGCTGGGTGCTGTTCCGTCCATTGACGGGCGGTGTGCCGAAGTGGGCTAAGCGTGACGCTGCCCATATTCAGTAAGGCTGGCGCATAGTTGATTTAACCGGCGCTTGGCCGCAATTAAGTCAGCACTCAAATCGCCGGTGCTTGGAACGTCAATGCGGATGCGGAAATCCTCGACGTCCTGGTCTCCTGTGGTGATCAGGAACTCGAACTCAATCTCGCGCGCACCATTGTTGGCGATTGACCATATGGCGCCAACTGTCTCGATTAGTTCCATTTCATACCTCCAAGGGCAGGGGCGGCCGGAGCCGCCCCGCTATGGTCAATCGGCTTTGGCTGGCTTGACCGGCTCCAGCTTCACAAAGGCCGGATTGGGAACGAGGTCTTGAGACGCGCCAGTCACGGCATCGACACCAAGGCCGATGACGCCGCCAACCAGCACGTTTCCGGCCAGACCTGCCGCGCCGGAGTTGCCTGTCTTGTGGGTGACACTGACCTTGGCCGGCTCATAGCCAGGCTTGGTCACGGTGGCGACGAACTCGCTCTTGCGCTTCATGCGGATCGCGCAGGGCGTGGCGTCGCAGAAATGGCCGTTGGTGGTCTCGACGCGGGCGCCGCTTGGGTCGCTGCTGATCTGCCAAGCATCGCTTGAGCCGCGAGTGACCGTGGCGCATGCGCCCAACGAAAGGCAGGCCGCCGCTGCGGCTATGGTCTGGATCTTCATGGTCTTCCCCCTATGTGCGGCTAGGCCGCGTCTGACGCCTTCACAATGATCCGCCGCGCTTGGCGGGGCGGGATGACGGCGATGATTTCCGCAGCCCAGGTCAGGCGGACATCGCGCATGACCGGCCCGAAGTCCGACTCCAGATCATAAAGCCCCGGCTGCGATCCGCGTTTGGGCCGCTTGACCAGCACCCGGCCGTCTTCCGTCTCGACGACGCAGGGGACGCCGATCAGATCTGGGTCCAGAGGAGCGCGCTGGTCCTCGAAATAGATGAGAGCGCCATTTTCCGCGAAGGTGTGCATGGAGTCACCACGCACGTCCAATGCGACAGCTCGGGACGTAGCTCCCGGCGGCGGCGGCGCCATGTCCCAATTTTCGTGCGCCGTGGTCATGATGACCGAGCCGCTGACGTCCGCGCCGACCTGGCCGATGATGCGCGATAGGTTAGAACTGCGCCGAGCCCGGCCATAGAGAAGCCATTCCGGCGTCGTCCTGAAGAACGTCGCATAGCGCTCTGCGGCCTTGGCGGGAAATCCTCGCGTGCCGTTCTCGTGCTGAATGTAGGTTGCCACAGCCGCGCCCATGGCTTCGGCCGCAGCTTTTGCGGAGTCGAAGCCCGCCTTTTCACGTGCCTCTTTGAGGCGATCTGACGGCTGGTGCATAGCGGTTGTTGATACATGCCCGGCTGATGCAAAAGGCACTTGCCAAGATGTGATGCAAAATGCATTATCCATCCCATGCGAACGCACCTTCAAATTCTCACCGACGCCGGAGCCGAGGCCATTCATGAGCGCGGCATCGCCGCATCGCTCAACACCGCCCGGTCCTGGATCCAGCGCGAGCAAATTCCCGCATCGGCCTTCGTGCAGTTTGCGGAGGCGAAGCTGGCCACCCTCGAAGAGCTAGCGGCTGGCGTCTGGCCGCGCGGCGTCTCCCTCCGCGTCAAGAGCGCACGCAAGTCGATGGCCGCCTGATGGCCTACCGCGCCGCCATATCCGCGCACTGTCCGCAGGCTTTGCAGCCTGAGAGGACCCAGAGCCGCGTGATGGCGTCGCGCCGGCCGTTGCCGCGCTCGGTGGTCAGGTCGGCCAGCTTCTCGGACCTGCAGGCGATGCGCTCGCCAGTCATAGGCACGATCGCCGCCGGTTTCGCCGTCGCGGCCCGCTCGCCGAATACCCGCCTGACGCTTATTGGCATGCACCGCTCCCCTGTGGGTAGCGATAGCGACACGGTTAATGCCAGTGGTCAAGGTTCTCTTAACGAGCGCTTCAATTCGTCGGAAAGCGCTTGCACAACCGCAATCGCCTCTGAGGTATCGGCTACCAACCCCGATCCGGGTTCGAAGGTCGCCATTTCCGCCCGGGCCGCGTCGATTTGGCACAGCATCGACATGGCATATGCCAGCCGGTCCTTGCGGTCCAAGAGGTCTGTATACGCGCCGACGACCATGCCGAGGGCGATCTTCGCTGCCGCTGATACGCGCGGCTGCGGGACTGAGCTGTTCATGGCCCGGCTGTGCGCCTCTGGCCGGTTGAGCGTCAACGGCACCACGGTTGCGCTTCCCCTGCGTCCGCTCGCTGGCGCTGTTAATTCGCCAGTTGGTGAACTCGTTTTGGGTTTCGCGGCATGAGCGCGTCACCCCGCACCCAACCCAATTCCGGCGTCCTGCCGAAATCCCCATCCGCTCGGGGCTTGAGCGAAACGGAGTCCACCTATGGACAAGATGCATCCGCCGAACGTCTCGACCGAAACCATCCTGAATGTCTTGACCCTCGGCACGACCATCTCGATCAACCTGGGCGCCGGCGACGGCGGCACGACCGTCTAGCGCGGTCGCCAGCAGTAACCATGAAGCGTGCGGAGCCGGCCTGTCCGGCTCCGTTTTTCCAGCGCCGCGCGTCGCACGCATCACGCGCCCCCATCAGTTTCGCCCTGGGTCTCCAAACCCTGTGTCGGGCGGAAGCGTGCGCGCGGCAGATCCCCCCCGTCTGC